TTTTTTTTTTTTTGAATATTTGTCTTATCAGTCAAACACGCAAAACTCATAGCCAAAAAAAAACAAGAAGAATGGAAAGCAAACCTCTACTGATTAGTGGTCCAGAAGCGACACACCTCCTCTTTGCCCAAGATCTGTACTACCGCCAGACATGCGCGCGGGAGCTATCGTCCGAGGTCGACGAGATGCATGGATTCCAATCCGTGGGACAAAATGACCACCAGCTGCTCATCCTTTGCAGCGACGGCGGAGAGGTTTCGTTGTACCAGATACCTCCTGGCCAATCGTACGCCACCTATCAGATGCTGTCGCGCTGCAACACGCGCTTCTACGAGAAAGCTGGCGATATGGGGCATAGGCTGGCCCATTTGTTGGGTCTCAATGCTTACCACGACCTGACTCTGGGAAGGGGTCGCATGCTTGAACCCGAAACGGAGAGGAATGATTTCGAGGAGTTCAGGAATACTTGGCAGTGGCAGGAGACCGCTAAACGCTACAAGTTGGATAACGAGCCGCTGTGGTGGTACGGCAGCTGGGACGCGTTCATCTTGAAACGCTCCAGGGTCACCGGCACATACATGACCCTGCCCGAAGAAATCGCACCGGCCAAATACATAAACATGGTCTACGCAAACCCTCTAGGGTCCTGTAGTCTCACAGAGTAAGTTTGCCTTTTTCCCCCCTTTCTTCCACTTCATTATCTTCTCGTTCCTCGCATACTAATAAAAGAATATACACCCACTTTACATCTTGTTATGTTGTCATCTTTTCTAATTTTGATCCCTTGTAGTAGCGCATCTACTTCACAACTGGACGCACATGAAGGGCTGCAGAAAACTCGTGGCTCTTCGGTCCTCATCGTGTTGAAAGAGGAAAACGAATACAGCTTCTTCGTCATACCCGACCGACACCTTACAACTCAAGACAAGCTGATGTTGGCGCACTGCAACGGCAAGAGTTTGGAGGATTGCAGAGTCTACGGCGAGCGGTTGGGTCATCTCCTTGGGGTGCGCGAGATGGACCTCGGCGACAACCTCCATGGTCGGCCCGTGAAGAAGCTGTCCCAGTTCCGCAGGAGCAAAGAATGGCAGCTTCGGCAAAGAAAGTACAGCTTGGACCAGGCGCTCTGGTGGTACAGCGCGTGGGAGCAATTCTACATCCGCCAAAAGATGGATGTATTGCGCAGTTGGCAAAGGTTGAGCTACGGCATCACCGCACCGTTCGTTTTGCAGGAAGAAGTAGGGTTTGTGCATTTTATTGAAGCCAAAAAATAGGAACACGAACAATTAAATAAAGGAAATGTTGTTGTTGTACATTCAGGCCGTTTTCATTTACTCGTTCATTGCAAGTAAGGCAAGCATATCCAGTTGCCGTCGCCCACGTACTTCACATCGTAATCCCAGACGTCCAACAATGCGAGAGGCTTATTAGCGCGCTTATCCTCCGACAGATTAACGCGCTTCTGCGTGTGTTCGATGAAGATCACGGGTCTGAATTTGGCGATCGTTTCCTGTGCCCCAAGTAAAACCATCCCTTCCGCACCTTCGACGTCGATCTTTATGAAATCAACCCTAGGCAAATCCAATGCATCCAGGCTCACCATGATGGCATCCTCTCCTCTTTCGCCCAGCCCAATGCCGCCGTAATTGACAGCCTGTTCGGTGCCATATTGCACCTCGCGACCCTCCACACTGTGGTGCATCTTCACGCTGGACTGCGTGTGACCCACCGCGTTGTTGTAGCATTTCACCCTTCCGTCCAACTTGTTGTCGCTCACGTTTTTCGCAAGCAGAGCGTAGATAACCTTCTGAGGCTCGAAAGCCAGCACCTCAAGTTCCGGGTTCATGTGACACCACATCAATGTGTGTCCGCCGATGTGCGCTCCCACGTCCAGCGCCACCTTGGAATCGATAATGTGGTTGACGAGAAAGGATTCGAAATAGTGTTGTTCCCACACCAAGCCCACTCTTAGGGACGCGACGATCCACAAGTCTTGGACCAGACACCACAGTGTTCCATATTGCGTGGGGTACTTATGTATGGAAGCTCCCAGCCCCTCCAGCCATTTATCGACATCCTCTGTTGACAACAACATAGCGACATCATCCCCCTTCTTCTTTCCAGCGCCAGCGACAGCGGACACATCAACAGGCAATTTGTACAAATGCCGGCCTGTCAAGACATCCGACTGGCGCTGCAAGGGGCTCAACGAGCTCTTCGGGGGTTCCATCGCGGAAAGCTACACGGTATATAAATTTATGATAAGGCGCATGGAATCGAGCCTTTATGAGACGTTCGTATTCGAAAACGTGCAAACCAATGAACTCGTCGCGTGTTGCACGTGCGCCTTGAGCTTCGCCCTGGGTAAGACGCCGGTGTGCTACGCCGTCATCAACGAAGTGCGAGTGAAGCGATCTTTGAGAAATGACGTCCAACTGACGTACGTCATGGCCTACAATATCGTGAGACACCTGCAAAGCAACCCAGACATCGCGCACGCCGTACTCAACGCCACCGAATGGCAGACGCGTTTGAACAAATCAGTTCTTCTGGACATGGGGTTTCAAGAGAACTTCTTTAATGGGTTGTTGTACAAGAGAAAAAAAGACGTTTGGTAAAAAAAATGTGTGCATGTCCAGTTCCTCCTCAAACGTCATCCCCGAACGTGTTTTCCAAGCTGTACTCCAGCCAAATTATACCATCCCGTTCGCCCCACTTCCTGTAGCATTCGGCCATCGTCATGGCCAAGTCCTGCGTGCCCATCACGCTCCTGCTCTTCGTCTCGGGGTCGACCGTCATCCACACGAAATTGCGCGACGAGCTGGCCCCGCCATCCAGCACCTCCAAGAACATGGTGCTGAAGGTGTAGACCATGTGGCGCAAACAGTTCTGTCTGTCGCATAGGAACTTGTATTTGCTCTGCTTGAACAGCTCAGGTGTCTGGCTGGCAAGAGGGCGGATGACCACGGGAACGTACGACGGATTGTTGCAGATGATGTGTTGGGCGAACATGGCCCTGTGTTTCGCGCACATCTCCCACAGAGGCGGTAGCGGCCTGGGCGCATCGGTCATCTGCTGCACCTCAGTCCCAACCGGACAGCATCGAGGTTCCCGCTCCATTGAAGTGCGCAGGTTGGCTTAAAAGATAAGGATCGTGTGCAGCCAAATCCAGAGAAGGGTTGGGATTGAGAGTTAAACTTCCTTGGCCGATGGAAGAACGCGCGGTGGTAGCCCCCGACCAATTGGCGCTGACCGCGGAAGGCGCTTGTCCGGGCAACCCATCTTCCTTCTCGAACGTCTGCTGACCCCAACCGCCCACTATCTGCACCACCCATTTGAACGGAGTGCCCCTGAACAGCCCGTCGGCGAAAGGAGGTTTGAGTCGAGGCATGGGCGATTCGTTCGAAGTCCAATTCACCCCGTCGCCGCTTTGCATCTGCACGTCCTTGATGTACTGGCCGACCTGAGACTGCGGCATGTAAGAGCCATCCTGTAGCACCGCCGAATAGGTTATCGCCGTCGCCTTACCACCGCTTAGCTGAAGAGAAACGTCATACCACGGCTGATTGTTGCAGGTGGGAGACGTACATCCATCGGTCCACAAGGCCGTGAACGAAGAGACTGAGGGGATGCTGATATCACCTGTCACGAATGTATAAGGGCCGGCACCGAATTGATTGACGGCAGCCACGGCCAGCGTGTACTTGCCGGAAACGTAGGGCAGAGGGATCAAGACGCTCTTGACTGTGGTCTTCTTGTCTTCGCCCAAGACTTTACCGTCCGGGCCGCGAAGGGAGTAGTCGAACCAGACGTCGTAACCGTTACCGGCTCCCTCGGATGGGAGGGACCAGGAGAAACCGTAGGAGGGAGATTCCGCTCCAAACCTTTCGTGGAATTGTGCGATAACGGCTCCGGGCGCTTGCTTGGAATTGCCGCTCCCGCTAAATGCGAAAAGGAGAAGCACCAAGATCGCCAAACCGCCTATGGCGTACAGTATGTGTGTAGTCGTAATGCCGTCCATCAATCGAGTCTTTTTTTTTCTTTTTGGGCGGGCAAAGAAAGTTACAACGAACTCGTGCGTGTCTTGTTTATTGGATGTGAAAATTTTTTGCCGAAACCAGCGGCACTTGCTGCAGCAACACTGCGTCGCCCACTTGGGCCAGAATTAAACCTTGCTGATCGTACTCGCAGTAACCTTGCAGCTCTCCTTCATTCGAATAGACGCCGTAGTAGGACATCACGCCATTGACGTGGTACTTGCTGTATGGACCGCACGGTTTGCCGCTTGCGTACTGACACATCTCCTTTATGGACCCATCCTCCCAGTACCGCTCGCAAAAGCCGTGCATCACCCCCCTACGCGTGGAAACCTTTTCGCGAATGCGACCGCTCGGATAATAGGATGTGCGTCCAATCCATCGTCTGTTTCGCTTCGCCGCGTGGTGCATTTCGGGTTCGACGCCTTCCATTGGATGTTTGCGCGTTCGTAAATTTATTTCGCCCTGTTGTCCAACCGAGGAAAATTAATGTGTACCAGGTAAATTGAGAAAAACCAAGAACGAACAGTCGTTCAGGAAAAAAAGATCTCTTTCGACCACCTCCTCAACTGTAAACGTGCATGGGAGCGGGAGCGTCAGGCATACAAGCGCCCACCGGCGCATTAGAAAGTGCAGCCAAGTTGATTGACAAAATCAATCAGCAGAAGAATGGGCTGTTGATAGCTACGAACAGTTACAACCAATTTTGCGAGGCCATCAGGACGTCAGCTGAGGTAGGCAATGAGGAAGAACCTTGCAGTTTGGCACACGATTACGATTTGTGCGACAAATTGGTGAGCCGCGGGTTGGATTCGGCCGTTTTCACCACCCCGCTGACCACGTTTGAAGGGGATTACTCTTCCGTGATGATGAAACTCCAATTCGACAAGATTCGTTTGGACGATCCGTCGAGTCGGGTGGCGAAAGAATTGTTCATCGCATTGCTTTTGCAGAAGCTCTCCTGCGATGGTTACGTCGCAGACGAAGGTTTCGTCAAAGTATGTGGGGTCCTAGACTGCCAGTGCCAGTCGCCACTGCTGCCGAGTTGCACCCCAAACATCGGACGGTACTTTTTGCGCAAGTTGCTTGTGAATTTGGACAGAAATTTGGTCGAGCAAGACGGGCGGGCATTCGTGATGCGCGTGGATCCGCAAAAGCTTTTGCAAAACCTATCCGCTCCAGAATTTAGCTGGTTCTCGCAAAAAGCCGACTTTCACGTTATGGTTCACCCAGACGAGAGCGGCGATGAGACTAAACCACTCGCTTACGGAGGATGCCTGTTCAAAGCTGTTTGGGACGCATGCTCTCTGCACGATTTGAAGTCCGGATCACCCGTTGACCTGGCGATAGCCGAGCCTATACTGGGTTCCAAAAACAATCTGAGCGTCGAGTTGGCCAAAAGCGTGTTACATGCGACGGCGAAGAGCATCCACGAACTCAGCTGCCACACTTACACCATGTGGGAGACCGTACCCGAACCTCTGCTCGTCGAGCACGGGGGTCGCATCAAGTTGAATCCGGATCTCATAGGCAGTAACTCGCAGGGGTTCGTGGCCTTCGTCTGCCAGATAGCATCCTCTCTCTATTCTGCATCGAGGAGTTGTGGATTCAAGCACGGGAAGCTGTCCGCGCACAACGTTCGCCTGAAGAGGAATAGAACGCGCCCAGGAAGTCAACCCTCATCCATGTACATACGAGTGGGACCGAAAACCTACTTGTACGCGCCCCTCGTGCAGAGCATCGCAGTGATCATCGATTTCGACGAGAGCGAGATCCGCGCTCCAAGCGTAGTCGAGGCGTCTCCCAACGAAACACCGACACAAGCAATTGCCGACGCACAAGGCGGCACTATGTCATACGAACCACGCGGGGTCGACTTCGACATGATACACTTGCTTGAGGACATCATCGCGGCGGGTGGCATCAACCGGGACAAGTACCCGGATCCTGTCTACGACGACATTTTGATGCGGTTGGCGGATCTGCGCGACGAACTGGTGGCGCACTGCTACGGGACCCAGTTGGATGGCAGGGGGTTGGTTCTGAGGTCCACACTGGATGCAGATGGATGGCACAGAGAGTGGCCGAGCTACGACGCGCTGAACTTGAATTTGCGAGTAGAACTCTGGCTGAGACAATTTGCTTTCATCACCCCATTCAAAAACGAGTGGGCCATACAGATGAGCCAGAACTCGTTCGAGCTGCAGCAATATCCTGAGAGGTACAAAGATTTCATAGACTTTTTGCGAGAACCAGACCGTGTACGTCCTGACCTGCTACAAGGTTACGGCAAACGATTCCTGGTTCTGGAAAGCGAAGACGACTGTGTATTGCACGCAACTGCAATACACAGCATAGGGCCCCTGTCGGGGGCTGGCGATTACGAGGCGACAGAAACAGATGAAGAGGGGCGGCGACTTAGGGTTATGTCCTATTACACGCGCCCACATAAATTCTGGACGTTTCTCATCGAAGGAGATGACAAGAAACGCCGCGATGCAGGGTCAGACGCAGGCAACGTCTACGAGCCGACCGCCGAAGAAGAAGGTTCGGAGCGGAATGAGCGCTATGACTGCGCGTCGAGCAGCATCTCCAACACCCAGACAGTCATCCCTCCCTCTCCCGAGAAGTGGTCGAATTCGCACAGCATCTGGACGGAGGATGACAGGAACGCAAAGATTTGGACCCTCGTCACCCGAATCACCTCGGTGTTCATGCGCAACATCTTGCAGGTGAATGCAAACAATTACAAATCCATCGCGTCCGATGATAGAATTCAGATCCTCGGCGTAGACGCTATGCGCCAAGAATACATTCGGTACCTTACTGGCGACGCGGTAGCAGCAGAAATCGAGAAAGGGAAAGAGAAAGAACGGCCCCAAGGAGAAGGTGAAGAAGAAAAGGAAAAGGAGAAGGAAAAAGGTGCAGATTGAGAAGCATGTATAAACTTTCTTCCCGAATACAGAATCGCATTCAAATTGGGAGATGCAACGTTCATCTGTTGGGATTCAGCACCAAAAATGTTATGTCGGCAGATTTTGTCGACAACGTTTGAAGTTTTTCCTTTAAGCATTTTTTAATCAATAGTATCACACAACTGCACTTTCGAGATATGGAACATGGCTCCTCAGATCTTGAGGCTCTTGGTCGCGCCTTCGACTATACGCCACGGTCAACTGAAACACGGAAACCTACAGCCCCCGCACTCGTCGAGCGGTTGTCGAGACCTTTTGTTCTATGTTATCTGGTGGGCGACTCGGGTAGTGGTAAAACTACCGCCCTACACACCTTGAACACCCTTCTTGACAAACCCTTTTTGAGTCCACTAGAAGACCAAGACGTTCCGATCGCCTCACTCTTTACCGACAACCTTGCGGCCATGACCAAATTAGGTGCGGCAGGCCTGAACACCGTGCCTTCGTGGTTCAGACGATATCGAGATCTGTCTGCAGGCGAACAGTACAGGGCGATGGTCGCCCTGAAATTGAAGTCAAATGTGCTGGTGGACGAATTTTGTTCCAACGTGGACCGTGGCACTGCCAGAAGCATGGCTTACAGCTTAGGAAAGTATGTGCGAACTAACGACTTGCATGGTATCGTTCTAGCAGGCTGCAACTTCGACATTGTTCCCTGGCTCAAACCGGACGTGTGTTTCGATGTCAACACAAACACTTTCGTGCAAGTCACTCAACAGCTTCCAAATCGATGGTCATGTCGACTACTCGAACGCGACGAATCCATTGAATCGATTTGCAAGCACATGGACAAAAAGGAAGCGATTGTTGCCAGGTGCAGCAGAGAAAGATGGACTCACTATTCGCCTTACCACTACATGTCAACCGCACTGATGAGCAACAGCGACTGCTGGGAGTTGTTCGTAAAAATCGACGGGAGAATTCGCGGGGTTGGTTTTTTGGCAGTGGCGCCTTTTCCTGCGCGTTCGCTCAAATGCGCAAGGAGAGCGCATAGGTTGGTCGTACACCCTGCTTTTCAAGGAATGGGTCTCGGTCCCGCACTCTTGGAGAGTGTGGCAAAACAATACGTGATAGACGGGCATCGATTCTTTATTAAAACATCACATCCACAACTCGGCAACTACCAGGAAAACAGTCCAAACTGGACCGCTACGAGTTGGAACAAAAAACGTAGAAAGCAGTCGGAAGGTGCAAAATCGGCCTTGTGGGCCAGCTCATCACGCACGTGCTTCTGTCACGAATTTGTCGTCCCATATGATACCAACACACCTCTCTCGATGGCGAAGGCACCGCTCATCCAGTCGCTTGAGGACAACGCACACAAACAAAATGCACCGCCAACATGGCGACCATTGCACACGGTTGGTACTATCCGAGTCGACGCAAACGGCAATGCGATTGCGCGTATCAAAGCAAAATATACGCGGTTCGAAGTTGCTCAATATGGCACCCCCACCGCAGCCAAAGAAGCAGCCCACATGCACATAGAAAAAGTCAATATGGAAAACCTAAAAACCAACCTCTATCGCACAGCGGGCGAACACATCGAGATAGACTTGGGTGCACCCGCCGAACGAGGTCCATTCATGTTGGTCGACAAAGAAGCCTTGCCTCTGCTATCCGTTGGCACATGGCGCCTGCGCAATGAACGTGTGTACCATCACAGCTCGCGCAAATCTGGTGGCAGGGTGTATATCGAACAGCTTCTATATCCGGACATCCATATCAAGAGTTATAAAGACGGGAATCGACTGAACAAGTGTAGGAGCAACATTGTTTCTTAATAGAACACTTAACTACGGGCTACAAAACATTTATTTACTCTGGCAGGAAATCGCATTTCGCTTAACAACATCCCGATCCGAATCCCGTGTCGCAGGAACTGTAATAAGTTGGGGTAGACTCCTCTCTTTTCTTGCGCAGAGTGAAACGGTACGCCTTAATGCAAGCAGTGCAGCAGAAGTTGCGTGCGTAGGCGCTGTAGGGTTCGCGTGTGAATACAGACTGGCATTGACAACAAATGCGCGGCGTTAATTTGTCCATTTTGGTTTCTGTTTTGCGGATGCAATAAATGTTTAAGAATTTCATTAATTTTTTTGTTTTTTTATTTCTCTCAAGATCCAATACATTGTCGACAGAATCTTTTACGTGTACTTTTTTTTTTTGCAAGTGTTTATTTATTTTTCTTTCTTTCGTAAAAGCCTAAACATGCAGCAACAACAAGAACAGCAGGCGCCCAACACACTTATCGCACCATTTGCGGAAACAGGAAAATTTCACATCGTGGTTGCTCTGACACACACGGATGGTGGCATCGGAGCCAACGGGAAACTTCCTTGGCGCCTGCCGAAGGAGATGGATCACTTCCGGTGTCTGACGACCAGCGTGATTGATCCCCTCAAGAAGAACGCGGTGATCATGGGTCGAAAGACGTACACCTCCATTCCGGCAAAGTTCAGACCGTTGAAGGATAGGCTCAACGTCGTGTTGAGTAGGGATCCTGATAGCCTGTCATCCATAGGGAGCGAAGGCGTACTAACTTGCACCTCGCTGCCCGCCGCTTTGGATAGACTCAGCTCCCCGGCTCTGGGTATCGAGAACGTATACGTCATAGGTGGCGCCGAAGTGTACGAGGAAGCCATACGACTCGTTCCATGCTGCCAAAGCGTCTACACCACTCTGATAAAAAATTACTTCCAATGCGACACCCACTTCCCGTACGAGTACCTCTTAAAAAATTACGTGTATAAAAAGGATTGCGAGATCGGCGACGGACAGTCGCGAATGGAAGGAGATGTCACTTACACTTACGTGACATGGATACCGCGTGGTGGTTAGTCTCCTTTCTGTAAGTAGTTGACCCGTGTCAATAAAAGGAAACCTTTTTTAATGTAGCGTAATCGATTGAACAAACAAATAATGCTAAACAATCGTTCGGGCAGATCGGTGATACCACTGTGCAATGACAATGCAATCCAATCCGGCTTACCTCCTCTGCGAGCGTCGGGAAGAAATTACAGGGTGCAGACCGCGCCTTCCAATTTCTCGGATTACATAACTTACGCGCCGAGGGATCGTTTGGACGACATCAATGGCAGCTGGTTTGACGCCAGGAGGCCGAAAGACGAGATATCGAGTTGGGGGCAATACCGACAACCCAAGGAGGTGGAGTTGTGGGACAAGGTGTTCGGGATCAGCAACTGGGGTCAGAACAGGGACACTTGATCTGGCGTCATGTATATCCGTTGCGTTTCGTGCTTGTCCGAATCTGGGAGCGCTTTGTACTGCTGGTAAAGTTGGTATGCGCCCCACGAAGCGAGACCCAGCACAAGGAGGAAGCCTATCCACTGCCACGTGGATGAAGATGGACTCATGATTGGTTTACTTTGCGAGTAGTCCGTATACAGTTGCGGGATAACGAATTTGTATTTTTTTTTTTCATTGAAGGAGCGATATTTTACGACCATGTTGAGGCTACAGTATTCAGATAAGTTGAGCGAGGTGGCGCTGGATCTGTCATGCAGCGTCATCCCCTTCGCCACAGGTTGGCTCCAGAGTAAAGCGGATCAGAAAGGAGAGTCCACTTGGTCGGAAGTCTGTGTCTCTGCTTTGAATTCGTATTCCTTCATCTTCGTGCAGGTGTGGTTGAATATGCGAGGAAATCTGGACAAAGAGCACTTCTGGCCCTACGTATCGACCCTGCTATCCGCGGCGGCGATGAACGCCCTGGGATACTACATGCACCGAACATTCGGCGCTCACGCGGAGGACCTCCTCGAACGCCTGAATCGCTACCTGTTCCAGACACCCAGTAAAAAATAAAATGCTCACGTTTGATTAATAAACCTGCGCAAAGAAGAAGAAGAAGAATCGAAATGTCTTATCCCGGTTTTGGTTACAACAGAGCGGGTCTCCCGACAAAGGGACGACTCCCAGTCAACGACATACAAACAGATGGAACCATTGACGCCTATCCCGATGGAAACGGGCGAGTGTTGTTGAAGATGGAGGAAGTGGGCCCCGACGGAGGGGCTGGCGGTACATACCCTTACCCAATTTCCATCACCGTCAACGCCACCGGTCAGGTGACGGATGTGACCCCCAGCAGCGGAGGGGTGCTCACCACCGCTCCCATCACGGGTAACGGTCTGCTCGGTAACGAGATAGGATTCTCAGGGGTCACCACCACCGCGCCCGTCCTCGGCACGGGTTTGCCAGGCAACAACGTGCGCTTGCAGCAGATATTCCCCGCCCCCTTCCAGAAGAGGGTGCCCACCCTCATATCGGTCTCGAGGGAAGGTTTGGTGACCGCGCTAGACAATCAAGCAGACGACGCATACGTCACCAGCGTGTACAATCAAGGGACCCAAATCATCTTCGACAACCAGGCGAACGTCCTGCGCTTCGACACGTTGCACACGGACCCCGGCAAGGACTTCCGCGACCCCTTGGGACAGTGGGACCTGGCTGCGGGCACTTTCACCCCCGCCAAGGTCGGATGGCACAGGATCACCTTCAGCGGAGTCGTCGCTAATCCCAACGCCGGCTTCTTTGCCGCGTCGGTGCGCAGAACATCGCCGGGTCCCGTCCAAACCATCGTGGGACACGGTGGTTTCTTCAGTCAGGGTGGTGCCAATGTCACGCACGTCGATGTCCCCCCACCGGTGGATGCCACGGTTGATGGTTCCCTGGACAGTCTTCCGGGCGTGTATTATTTCAACGCATCCGCACTGGTCAACTTGAAGGCCGGCGAATTCATCGAGTGCATAATGTACCCCGAGACTGCGGGCTCCTTGCAGTGGAACATGTTCGAACACGTCGCAACCACCGAATACGTTGGCGAACCCTGAAGAGGTCACGAGACACTTCTATACTTAATACTCTTTCGTGTACATTTGCGTTTTTGTTGCTTTATTTTCTAAAATTGAGCGCCCACATTGATTTGCTATTCTTGTTTTTGGATTTTGGTTTTGTACCACATTTACGACCAACCCCAGTCGCGGGTGGGTTATGGTTGATGGTTTGCTCGTCCTCGATGTAGAAGTAGGTCGAAGGATCCACACGCCCGGTGAATCCCATCCCCTTCAACCATTTGTCCAGCTCGGTGAAGGGTATGCTGTTGTCGAAATGATCGTCGACGTTCATCAGCCACCTGTCGTATGTAGACACCAGCGGAGGGGGCATCTGCAACGAAATGAACAAACTGTCGACAAGGCGAGCCATCTTCTTCGGCCGCCCTTTTCTGTTCAACCAAACGTCGAGGAGTGCCGAGCGACCCCACTTCGCGAACACGGCTCGCAAGAAGGCAAGCCTGTCAACCGATAGCGCCTCTTCCTGTCTGTGCACAACTTCCACATCCACCTCCAACTCCATCCCGAAAATGAGTGGCAAAACTAAAAAATCGGAAAAAAGAGATTCTGTCGAAAATGGAAAAGAAAAGGAAGAAGACGACGACGAAAAGGAAAAGTTATATCAGATGGTGGAAAACCAATGCGACGACCCCATGGACTTCTACAAGATCGTCCATCTGCCACCATGGACCACCACCGCCAAACGCAGAGTCGACTGGAAGATCCACATGGAAAGTGTGCGCAACAATCAGACGTTCCTAAAGATCGCTCAGCAGCTCGAATGCAGAAACTGCGGGGACAACTTGAGCATGATCTATTGCACCCGCATGCACCAGAAGAAATATGCTGCCGTGAAGCACGCCATCAGGCTGCACTACATCCGACACGGGAAGCAGGCCGAAGAGGAAGAAATCATGAAGGACTTGAAGTGGTGCACGCAACACGAAATGGACGTACTGGAAAACATCATCGCCATCACAAAGTTCCTCAGCCAGATGTCTGAGTACCGCAAAATCTCTTCCGATGCCTCGCCCCTGAACATATCGGTCAGCACCGAAAGCCTCGCCAATCTGATGCAGGGTATGCAGATGGTTTTGAACGAGTTCAAGGAAGGTTGTTGTGGGGAGGAATGCGAGATGCGATACAGAAGCTTTTGTCGGCGAAGAGATTCGCGAAAACACGTGATGTGTGTGTGAGTGCGAGGCAACACGTTTTTAGGAAATGGTCGCACAATTCAAGGCAAAATCCCTAACCCTTGAACAACAACAGTAAACACAAAATTTGCACTCAGCGAACCGTTCCATTTTATTGTCCCAAAACTAACGTTGGGTTTTTTAGGCGGTTAACTCTGTAGTCGCGGTTAACCGTGAAATCTTAGTCAACCGGTTAACCGATAGTTAACCGCGAAGGTTGTAGGCCGTCTTCTATCCACCGGCCCTGCTATGACTTTTTCGGCAAGACAACCAAACGTCAAGATGGAGCGACTGAAACGCCTACCTCGGGACTTGGTTTGCGGCACGTGACTTTTTCATTAGACCTGCGGACAAAAAATACCACAAAACGCAAAATTTGCGGTTACGGTTGGCGGGAGGAAGGCAAAGCGGAAATGCACAGTCCAAGTATTATTTTTATTTTTCGCCTTAGACAAACATAACACAGATGCACCACCCGAAAGAAGGTAGCGGTCTCGCGAGCGAGCGCCAGAGAAGACATACCACGAGAAAGCGCGCGCGAGAGAACGAAGAGCAAGAACAGGTAGGACCCGGCCACGCAACCGGGGTGGTGAGCGATAGCCTTTTGTTAGTGTTGTCTGTAACTCACTGTGCTACGAGTGTCCTGTGCGGTACCTTCGTGAGCCTAATCTTTTTTCTTCTTCTTAGGAAATGCAAGATACGCCAGCGAGCCATTCGTCTCACGCCTTGTTGAGCCTCTTCTGTGGTCCTGGAGGTTTAGACCAAGGATTCAAGGACTGTGGATTTGTAACGAAACTGGCCTACGATATCGACCCTGCTGGTGTGAGAACTCATCGACGCAACCACGTGGATGCAAACGCGAGAGTCGCCGACCTGTCGAAGTTGCAAGTTGACGATATCGTGCGCGAATGGAAAGTCGCATCACCTGACGCTTCTCCCGTCGGCGTTTTGGGGGGACCGCCTTGCCAGTCCTTTTCGGTCAGCAACGTTCACCAAAAGGCAGACGATCCACGAGACGATCTACCCCGCCACTACGCACGAATCTTGAAGGGCCTAAACGACGAGTTCGCCCTTGACTTCTTCGTTTTCGAGAACGTTCCGGGTCTGTTGGGCGCCAAGCACGTGGAGAAATACCGACAGTTCAAGGACCTGTTTCGCGAGTGCGGATTCGACATCTACGAGACAGTCCTGGATGCTCAGGACTTTGGTGTGGCACAAGTGAGGAAGCGCGTCTTCATCGTTGGGTTGAACAGAAGTAAGTATTCCCTTCCGTTTCGCTTCCCCTCGCCGTCAGGAGACATCGCCCTGACTGTACGTGGGGCGATCGGTCACTTACCTGAACCCACACCGTTCGAGCGTGGCCTGAAGCCTGCCGACATCGCGTTTCACCCCAACCACTGGTATCTACAGCCGCGCTCCGCAAAGTTCAAGCAAAGCGCCGATGCTCTTCGGAAGCGGAAGAATAAGGGGAGGAGTTTTCGCTGCCTCGACTGGGACAAACCAAGTTACACCGTTGCTTACGGCCACAGAGAGGTCCACGTTCACCCAGATGGTGGGAGGAGGCTGAGCGTACTCGAAGCGTTGTGCTTGCAAGGCTTCCCGAGTCACTACGTGCTTGAAGGAACTCTGAGTGATCAGTTGCGGCTTGTATCCGAAGCCGTTCCACCACCACTTTCTGCTGCTATCGCTAGCGAACTGGTTGAACAACTTGGATTGAATTGTCAACAAACAGCACCTGCGAACGACGAACCCTCTCCAAAGAAGAAACGCAGACTCCGCCAAGGCGTTTTGTCTGCATGGAAAAGTAAAGGAGTGTGATGGACTCCCTAGTAATCTTTAATTGTTACCCTTCTGGTTTACATTATCTCTGCGTGTCCTGCCCTTCTTTTCATTCCCTTTCTCCTTTTCTTTTTCTTTCTCCTTCTCTTTGCCTTTTCCGTCTGTCTTCTCCTTCTCGCGCTCCTTCTCCATGGCAAAGCAACTGATAATAACTGCGCAACCAAATATTTTAAGTAGTGAATTCATGCGGTTTGTGTGAAATGAAATGGTTTTTAATTTGTCTACAGACGCGTATTTCTGCCGACTAAAGTCGCGGTTAACCGGTTATTAGTCACGACTTAAAGGTTAACCACGGTTAACCGTTACCCAGCGTTACCCAAAACCCAAGTCTTCTAAACTGAAGTTGGTGGGACGAGAAGCAAAAGAGAGAGAAGTGGCAGCAGCTTTCCGAATATCTTGTGCTCTACCACTGAGCTACATGCCGCCCAGGTTGCACCCCAGACGGCACGATTGGATTCGAACCAATGACCCCATCAACTGCAGTGAAACGAAGTATGGAAACGCCAAGTGCACTTCTCCTTACTTTTGCTCTACTACCTGAGCCTCCCTAACCTAGCCCTATCCCTGGACGAAAGGACCTCGTATAACCATATTTGTTCCTCTTCATTCAACGGATGGGGTCCACTTCGAGCGGTAGGTCTTATCATAATGGGCACATCGGAGTTGAAGGCGATTGCGAAAGGCTGTTTGACATGTCGTCGGATGGAGTTGGCTTTTTGTTTTTTGACGGCCTTCTTGAAGTTACGTCTGGATGGTCCGGTGCTTGTTATTTTGCGTTTCTTCTTATTTGCCGTTTTGGGTTTCTTCTTCTTCTTCTTTGGGGCGACCGGGGCATACGATACATTCGTACCAGGGCGCTGAAACCAGTCTCGCATAACATTCCGAATGTCGGACATATCGTCGTCAGCCATGCGAATAACGTATGACATGTTGTTAGGGTTAGGGTAATGGTGCAACGATTATGATTATCACGCACATTATAAAATAGAGTTGGTAGCAAATGTCGTGCGCATGCAAGATCAAATCGTCGGCGCTGAAGGTCGATAAGAAGGGCTACTGGGCAGGCAGTTTCCTGATCCCGACAGGAGACTCTTGTGCAGACGGCGGGTGTCCAAAGCCGCTGGACATATGTCAACCGTCCGACGCCCTCTGCTACCAGCCGGTCGAGGTGATCCCGGTTCTGGAGAACTCCAAACAGAAATGGAGCTCCATCTCCAACCTCGTCAAACCGGATTGCGTCTTCGCCGCGTTCGTCGAGTACGTCATACCCTGGCTGGGACCGCGCAAGATATCGGACCTGGTCACGATGGCGCACGACCAAAAGATGGTCGCCTTCTACGTGGACGTGGCCGAGAACATGGTGTACTTTTACAAGGACGGGTTGCCGTGCATGTCGGAATGGAAGTACGACCCGAGCGAAGATGGTGCAAACAATTTGCTCGTCGTCTCGCCGCCGCTTTTTGGGGATGCGGATTACCAGGACGGCGATCCGTGCGGACTGCACCCTCCTTCGTACATGAGGTACGCGGGCATCGGTTTGCTGGTGTTGCTGATCGTGGTGATGGCGGCATTGTATCTGTACCGCCGCTGAGAGATCTTTTTTATCCGGGCGCACCATCGAGTCGAAATATAGTTCGCACATGTCCCAAAATACGCTAATCGTACTTGGTGCGATCGTTTTGTTGTTGGGTGCTTACCTGTACTTGGCCATCAACGACAAGCCGCCTGTACCAAACCCCCCGCGGCCGCCGCTGGAATGTCCCTACTACGACGAAATAGTGCAGCTGCCGACGAACGGGTTCTGGCGCAGCGGACCGGGCCTCTGTCCGGATGGACACGCCGTGGGTAACTCGTGCGTGTTCTGGTACCCGGATGGCAAATTGAAAGGCGACCTGTGCGACCACTACAAATTGCGGCCCGACAACGAATCGCAAAAGTGCTACAGAACGCATCTGCGCCACGTCAACCCGGACAACAAGACCGGGTGGGACCAGTTGAGCGTCACGTACGCTTCATCCGGTCAGGAAGCCACCAAGAAGGCGAAAGAGGCCAGCATGTACGATGGCGTCTTTTACGTGGACCCAGGCTGGTGCGAGTTCCGATCCCGCGATGGAAAAGTATGGAGCAGCTTGACACCGCGCAGCAATTTGAATGGCTACGTTTGAGAACTTGATTGGCAGGGAGGAGTAAAATGTAAAGTGTTGACTGTAGTAAGAAGAAGAAGAACTTACTTTCTCGAACGAAGCCCTTTGAATGTTGGTGACGTGGGCAGCGGTGGTGGATGAAAACTACAACGTCGTCGATGGTGGTGCGGTCGAACCTCGCCTTTTTCCGAGTTGGCTAGGAAAGCCCGAAGAATCGACGCTCTTGGTGACAGACGAAGAAACTGAACTCTGGTTTGTGACACTGGCGCAAAACCCAAACGTAACTTTGGAATGGTTGCACTCCAAATCGATGGAGCAAGCTGACTGGTCATTCGGCCAGGTGGTTGCCTCCGCATCGAAACGCGGCTATGAGAACTTGGTATGCGCAGGAGGGTGTCTTCTCAGTCGCAAAGTCTGGGAAACGGGCATGGATCATGTGGACGCCATCATTTTAACCAAGACATTGTATAGCAACAGCGACGCGAGGGCTGGAGAACAACAAAGGCCCGAATTCAACCTGGGGCTCGCAATGGCATTCAAGCCAAACCCGTGGGTCATGACGGTCAGTCTCTCTTCCTCGGCTCGTCACGTAAACAGGACCGTGCCTTTGCCGGTCGAGCATCAGCTGTGGATCCGGGCGGATAAATATGGGGACGTGATAAACACGTACACCTCGGATTGAACACATTTTTATCTTTCATTAATACATTTCTTTATTCTTTCAACTAATTTTTTTCTTACTGACTCACACTTCAAATCGATTAGTCGCCGTCCCACTTCCCTGTTGTTGTTGGTAGACGTTGTTGTACCTGCTTCCTCGCACCTCTTGTTCCGTGGAACGACATCCGACGATCCATTCCGTTCGCAACACCTTCGCGCTTCCCGGAGGCCAGACCTTCTCGGACACCTCCTCCAGCGTCAAGTTGAATTTGTTGAACGGTCCGGTGCGAGAGAGAGGGTCCAAGTTGGCCACGGAGTTCGGCATCCAGGTGTCCAGCCATTCTTTCCACTTCTTGCGGAAGGACTTGGTGGGCATGTAGAAAGATGCATCGAACTCCAGCAATCCGGGGGCGTTGAGGTAGGCGAGTAGAGGGTTGCTCTCGATCTGCACTCTCTCCTGGCGCTGCAGCAAATACTCAGGCATCCAGTCCTTTTTGGGTAGGTTCTTGGTCAGGTTGGCTAGGTAGCGGTAGGCGCGGTTGGCTTTCACGACGAAATTGGGCATCTCGACGTTGAGCTTCCGCTTCAGGTCGGGATCGTCTTGGGTGGGTTGGTGTGTCATGTAGAAGTTGGCTGTACGGCGGGCTTGGTTGCCGTTGCGATCCGTCCAACATGTGAGAGAGCTGTTGGTGCCGATTACTATGGGTTGCTTCCAGAGTGGTACGCAGTGCGGGTGTGGCCTGTACTTTTCCTCCAGCGTCACGTTCTCCCCCGAGACCATGTTGAAGAATATCGTCTGATCCAGAGAAAATTCGTCGTTCACGTCGGGAGCGGCTATCATGAAAGAGTCTACCAAATGTGCCAGGCCGAACACGGCCGACGGGTTGTTGCCCAGCTGACCGATGTCTTCGGGTTCGAACAGGCGCTGAAGCTGCTCTATCATGCTGCTCTTGCCGCATCCGCCGAAACCCTGGAAGAGAAGGTAGAGCTCCCAGTTGTCGTACTTGCGATAGTCGTAGATGAACCGGCCCAGCAGTGCCCACAGCGTGAACTTGACGTGTCGATCCCACTGCTGGCAGTCCATTATCTTGTCCATGGCGGGAGTTGGGATGTTGAGTATGCTGACGGGCTTGTTTGAGTATTCCGAATGGTGGTTGAAATCCTGGTCGTAGTAGCGACAAGCGACGGTACCGGGTGGGATGGAAAAGCTGTTGTGCCATGGTATGAACTTGTCCTCGTCCGCCAGATAGATGCCATTGCGGAACGAGCGGACTGTCCGGTCGCGCTTCAGCCACGGGAAGTACACCGTTTCACATTTGGTTGCATCCGCGATTAGCGCTTTGGTGAACCCTTCCTTGCTGGTGGCTAGCCTGTAGAGCCACGGGTTCCTTTCGGGGGCGATAATCTCTCGCACGGCCTTTTCGATGGTGCCGATCTGTTTCCATGCACGCGTCTCTATGCCACCAGGCAGGACTATCTGCTGGTAGACGTTATCCTTTTTCTTCCGCAGGTTGAGCGACGCGATCTCGTTCAGGACCCGGTAATGCACGCGCGTGTACACCTCCATCCCTTCCTCCTCCATGCCAGTCACGTCCGCGTGTCGAGCGTAAGGAGGTACGGGGGCCCCCCTGGATATCCGTTCGAGCTGCTGTATCCCTATGATCGTATTCTTGGCCGTATACAAAAAGTGTCGGATGATGACGCAATCGCTGACTGCCTGCACCCCCTGTTCGCCGTATCGTTGCTCCAGCCGCCGTTTAAGCACTTCCTGGTGCAAAACCCACGCCTGCTCGATCAACTGAAAGTATTTCTCCTCCACGTTAGCGTGAAAGAGGTTATCCGGACCAATACCGAAGACGCCTAATGCAGCAGGAAGGCCTAGGGCGTTTCCGGAACCCAATATGGATTCCTTCACTTCCTTGACCCTTCGCATCAACGTCTCGTCGGTGTCCATGTCCAGACCCCCCTGTAGAATATCAACAACCGTGTCAGGTGCGGCCAAAGGGTCGAAGGCCCCATCGACTTCGTTCACCTCTTCTACGTCCATCTGCGACATGACCTTTTAATTGTTGTTGATGTTTCACTTTAGTCCTCTTATAATAGCTGACACCCCTCAACCAATGAAGGTGGAATTGGTATTAATTTTTTCAAGTACAAAATATCGTCTCCACTTCTTTCTGCTTTTTTTGGGTCAGACACTTGCCTTGTCAAACCCAAAAATTTTTGATGTGGGGTAAATAAGTCTGGTCTTCGTCAAAGTCCGACACGTGCGTCCGCACATCCAAACTTTTGAGGACAAAGTTTGTTTGGAGTTATAATTCCGCTCTCGTGATGTGAAGTAGCGAAAAAAATAAATTATGTGCGAGTAGGTAGAGCATCTGCACAACAACAACTCGACCTCACCCGTACCAAAAAAATGAGCGGTAACAACTGGTTTGATTTCGGCAAGTACAAGAAGTACACACAGACATACCTCGGACTCGCAGTTTTGGGTTTCGCGGCCTCGTTGTTCATGATCGAGGCGGACGCCAAGAACATTGCCGTGGACGCTGTGGCCACCATCGTTTGGACCGCTTTGTGGGCCTACATCCTTGAACAGATACCCGATACCTACACCTACGCCCCCTGGATCATTGCGCTCACTTGGCCCATAATCTGGACCTTCATCAGCGTGAAAGGGATCAACTACTATTTCGGACAGCAATCCGCTTTCCTATCTTCTTCGTTTTAAGTAAGGTGAAGAAGCTATTTGGCGACCAATAAATTTAGAAGGAAACGTATTTGAAAGAACAAAATTTGAAGAGCTTTTTTTGTCATATCGTCAACAAAATGGACATCCTCGCCAACGGAGTGAAGGAGATACATGAACAATTTATTACGGAATACTTCGTGGTGGAGCCCTACTGCAACTACATCACCAGCTGTGGATTGTCTATGCCAGAAATTGCCTACACGGGTCCTCTAAAGGAAGGCGAACCCCCCAAAGCACCGGTCATCTCTGTCAATCTATCACAGCCTTTTCCTGACGGGGTATCCGTACCTGAACGATACAAAGGCCTTCGTGTTCTCGTTAAAGTTGTTGGACACGTCACACCCTTGGTGCTATACAGAAATAAATAGTCCCAAAGCCTTTTTTAATTTTTATTTTGCATGTGTTGTAAGTGCATTTGTCTATCATTCACTTTTTTTTTTATTTGGTGCCGGTGGTCATGTTTAATACAAATCTCCTGCACCGTGAAGTCGCTCGATGTCATCGCCGCCATCCGCATACGCTCCCATGCTAGGTGGCGTCACTGGCACCAGAGGCAATGATGGGTAAGCTGAGATTGCTTGGCGAAATTGTTTGGAGTTATAGTCCTCCTTCATGAAGCAGCCCCCAATGGCAACCACGGCTGTCACTAATCCGAGTCCTGCAATAACGGTGCTCATCCTTTGTGTAAAGTTGTTGTTCTTTGCGCTTGTCAAAAGTGTGTCACAAAATATTATTGGTGATGGAAGCATCTCAAGTGTTCTCCGGTACGAGCAAAAAATGGTCTATCATGCGCTCGTAGGTCGAGATTGCATGATGCTGGGAGAGAGAAGCGTGCGAATCCCCGCAGGCAACGTATCGTCTGCCCACGTGCGTGAAAATATGTGGGTCTTTTGGCTGAGCGTAGTTGGGCGCCACTGCAGGCGGTAGAGCTATTACGGGGTCGTCCAAATTTTGCAGGTTGTAAATGTGCACGCCATCCAATTTCGAGAGGCTGCTCTTCAGCCTGGAGTCTCCGCACCTCGGCGATCCGAACAGGTAGGTTTGGATGTGCGCGTTGTACTTGGGCGGTATGGTCAAAATAGTCAGCAGAGCGAAAGCGGCCCCCAGCGAGTGGCCGGTGATGTACAGTTTCTTGTTAGCCAAATCTTCCGTGGACAAGGCGTCGACCACTTTGAACCACATGTCTTTCCTCCACAGATTCAGGAAACCCGAGTGGAAGCCGTAGTCATTTCCCACGTTGTCGAGCGAAGTATCCAGATCCGTTTGGATCTCTTGCCAGCAACGCACGTCCGTACCCCTGAATGCGAGCATTACGTAGTCGTCCGTCACCACCTTTATGGCGTAGGGGGCGCTGTCGGGATATTTCCCGCACAACACCTGGTAATGATCGCTGTCTGGTGTCGCGTGCCACACCTCCTTAATGGCCACGGCACAGGCACGCGCTGTGTCCGCATCGTACGAAGTCGAGTTGAGGTTTTGCTTGGCCGCAAATTTTGGGCGAACGGTTGGTACAGTCTCTTCCTTTCCACCCTCTTCGTCGTGAAACAGAAACGCCTTGCTACATGCTGTGTAGACGTTCTGCACTTTACACGCCAGACTGGTGATTCCAAAAGTTGCCACTACCACGATAAGCAAGAAAGCCAGTAGCGTTACATAACCTTTCATCCTACTAGATAGGCACAAATCTTTTATGTTGGGTCTATGAATGAGTGAGTGAACGTGTGCCGTTCGATTTCTTTCTTGCACACACTAGAAACACGGCATTCAATATGGTGGCAGCTAAGCGAACTTCGCGTCTAGGACGCATCAGAAATCCTGCGACCGGCAGGTACGTCAAAAAGAATGGGGCCGTTGGATTGGCGATATTAGCCAGGAGGAGGAAGAGAAAGCGCACTAGTTTGCGACCGAGGGTCGGGAAGCGACGCGTCCCGGTGAAGAGCACTTATCGTAAAGGCGTCCATCGCCAGAGCGCCAAGTACAGGGACGGGGGTTTAGGTTTGCGCGTGAAGGTCAAGAGTTTCTCTTCGATAAGACCTAGGGTTAGGACTGAGGTGCAGCAGATGACCGATGCGCCCAGAAGAAAAGTGAAGATGATTTGCATGGGAGATCGTTGCTTTCGGGCCTGAAGAAGTGCGTAAAGATATTTTCCCTACAAATTTGCTTTGATGCTTTATTTATTTAACCAATGTGGTTTTGTTTGTGTCAGCGAAGGGTCGTAGGTGCATATCTGCTGATATTTGGGTCGTACGCCTTCACGTCGCAGGTGATCCTCGTAAACTACACCGTCAGCACATTCTGTGTGGCTGTACTTGGTCATGGTGGCTCCTGCCATACAGCCCAGGATACCACCTTGGCTAGCGTGAGATGTGACTCTTTCATCGGGTTTGAAGGATCCGTTGCACTTGCAGCACTTGAGGTGTTCCGAATTCAACATCTTGATATTTCACACCACCCAAATGTGCGCGCATGCAACCAATCAATTGTCGACAATCTAAGCCAAATCCTCTCACGTCTATAGTTTATTACAATTCTCTCATAGCTTTGCGGAACGCATCCGATGCACCTTTCTTCGCCAGAAGGTCGGCTTGTTCATTTCCAAACACGCCGCGATGCGCAGGGACCTTTTCGAATGAGCAAACAACTTCCGGTCGGCCCAACCCCTCTACCAATCGCTTGCCCAAATCCCAGTGCGGGACCGATTTGGGAAACCCGTTCAAAGCGTTGACCTGCCCATAGGACGACGACCACTTGAGGACGTAAGTGCTGTCGGTCATGCAATGCAGTGCGCACCTGTACCTGGCAGAGAACTCCACGGCCAATACGGCGGCCATCAATTCGGCGCGCTGGTTCGAGCAGGCGTGCGGCCAGCATTCCGCAGCGATGTTGCCGCCGCATACGTTGTGCGAGCTGTCCTTGCCAAACCAGACCGCCCAACCTACGGCGTCGTTTTTGGGATCGTACGAGCCGTCTAGGTACACCACGATAGAGTGCGGTGGGCAGTGCGCGGGCTCGAAGTGGGCGTAAACATCCTTACCCCCTAGGAACGAGATGGCGTCCTCCTCGTTGGGGAAGCTCTTCACCTTGGCGCCCTTCTGCTGAGTCGCCCACTTGGCCTGACGCTCGCCTTCCCAGCTGGTGTAGATACCCGATGCGGCACCACCTTTGACCGCATAGAATTTTGTCTTTGGCACTTTTCTCTCCTGCAACCTGGGGCGTTTGATCGGGGTTCCCACCGTCTCGATCTCGTCTCCGCTCACCACTGGGGAGGTTGTGCACACGCGCTTTCTGAATCGTCGTCTGAGGAGGAACTCGTTGTCCCCTCCTCCTCCGATTGTCGCTTCTCCTCCGCCACCGAGTTGCGGTACACCTCCTCCAGTTTCGATCGTATGCGCAGCTGTTTGTATTTCAACTTCTCCATGCGTTCCATCGTCGCGTTGCTTATGTGGAAGATCTTTCCCGGATTTCTGCGCCAACGCGTCAGAGGTATGCCGCCGTTCAAGGTGGTGTCCATGTACTTGATCATCGCTTGATGGGCGCTTTCCAGGTACGAGCTGCTGACTATGACCCAGCCGTGCTTGAATGAGACGTGACAGTAAGTTGTTACGGGCTGGGTCAGAAGATATTTCAGGGGCCTTCTCACGTCCTCCGTGTATTGCACCGATGGCGGATGCTGGTGGTCGACCGTCGGAGGCCTGCATAATGGGAACTTTTGTGATAGGATGTCTCCCAAGACTCGTTGCAATCCCTTTTCGGAACATGGGGTGAAATATTTGATGCTCTCGTTTTCAGTTTGCATAAAAGTTCGATTTATGTGGAAAAAAAGGAAATAAAGAAAGAAAGAAAGAAGACGGAACAAATAACAAATGAATGCGCTACGTACTTTCTGGACAAATTGTTGCAATTACGTCAAACGCGAAGTCTGTGGATTCGTCATGTGGTGCTTTTGGCTTCAGCACCGAGATGTCCCTGGCGTCAAAGTCGAATGCCTGCGTATGGTTGACGTGGAAACGGGAACTCAGACGCTGTCGTGGTTCCCCGGTGGCGACACCCTCATCACGAAGACCGGCTACCTGTCCACATCATTCATCTCCCTATACGGCGAACCTTTTGGGCGATTGCACGCAGATGAGTTGGTGCGGACGGAGCTTTGCATTCGAAAAAGATGCGGTGCGCGCGTTCGAGGTCTCATCCGCAAGGATGCGGAACGCGTGGAGATACCTCACACGTTTCGGATCCCATCATCCAAGAGCGACACAGACCCTTGCGTCGCATACGTCGTAGGTCGCAAGATGGGAGACCCGGAAGGCGCTCACGCGAAAACCGGTTGCTACAAATTGGTGACAGACTACATCGGGCCCGATGGCACGCTCCTTTTGCCTCCGCCAGAAGGCTGGGCTACCCCTCCCATCAAGCATATCCTCACACAGCTTGGCTACGAAGATGGAAAGCTGGTTATCATATCGAGAGACGAAACGGTATACTCGTACGGTTGCAACCGCAACCTGCTCTACCCCAATTTACACACCTGCGCTGGCACCATCGATAGTCTCGGATTGGACGAGGACGATTTTCCTGTCGGCAGTAGGTTTTCGGAATTCGCATAAATAAAGAACGCTGTTGTCACAAGAAAAAAACAACAGCGCCAAATAAAGCCAACCACCAAATCCCAAACCACATGGTATCTGTAGTCTGGCTGCCTCACTCAGGATTCGAGCACAATAGCTTTGCTACATGGCTGCAGCGCAACCGTATGTACGTCCTCTGTACATTCGGCCTCATTTCTGCCCTGCTATTGATGGAAACGGTGAGAATGCAGGCGTCCCACGAAATCATGTGGATGGCCATGTACGAAACCGCCACCAAGATGGCGACGACAGATTGTAGCAATCGCTACACCGAGGAGAGCTGCTTGTCACAGGAAGTGCGTTTGACGGACGCCATCGTTCACCAAAAGACCGGGTGTCAGTGGGTGCGCCGGGAATGCATCTCGATGAAGGTGGCGCTCGAAAAGATGTACGTGGGTGGTATCGTCGTGGCTTTGTTTGTACTCCTATCCATGATCGTATACACGTTGGCCGCTTGGGCATTCACAGATTGGGCTTGGTCTGAGAACGCCATCGAGATGCCGACCGTGGAAGCGTCAGGCCAAAAGGACCCGACTGAACTCGTATGTGAAGAAGATGAGGAAGAGGACGAGATAAATATACACGAGGAAGAATTGTACGGCGAAGAAAACGCGGTCGTGGAGAAGATCCGTTTGGAGGACCTCGACATGGTGCCACAATCGGCGATCCTGGAAAACCCGCCCTACCATGCGTGCCCTAAAAGGGTTCGCGAATGGATGGACTTTGAAATACATTCCATCGCCTGCGCGCAACAAACTTACTACAGCATCCTCATTCCCACAAGGAAGCAACCTACCGCAATCGTGAACGGGATGATCTATCGCGAGATGAATAACGGATACATCCCACTACCGTGTCCATGTGAACACCCAGTCACAGATTATAGCCGCAGATTCGCACTGCCCAAGCATATCATCGGTCAGCCACTGAATTTGTGGTGTGTGGTACCCATTTCATGGATCCGCGACCGTTTGAATATGGACGGTAGGCATCTGTACAGAATAGCACGCCCTACCGGGAACAGGTCCTATGCGCGAACTCCAGAGAGTGTGGAATGGCGTGGAGACATGAGCCTCGTGGTCGGCGTAGACTTTTCGCACTGCCTGTTTGACGAAGCTGCGAGCATGGATGAGGAAGAGTTCGATCCGCCAGAAATTGTTAACGTCATAGATCACAGGCTGCAGAAATATACGGTGGAAACGGAATGGTTGCACGCGGAGGATTTGAAACGAGCGCTCGACGCCAGTTCGTTGAGGTGGAAGAGCAACCTTCTCCTATTGACACCTCACGAATATGCCACCTTGATGAAGCCAAACGATTGCAGCGACACCACCAACTACCCATTCTTCGCGGCGTCAACCAAGGATGGCGTCCTCTACGCGATCGCCAGCGACCCTGGTTGCACATTCGTCATCAAGCACGTGAAAAATACCATAGACGATTTCGAAAAACGTTCTCTTGCCGCAAAGCTCAACACTTCGGATCCGATAGACTCCGAGAAGTTGGAAAGTGAAGATAAAGAGAAAAGAAAAGACGATTTGTTAGCGAGTCACAAAGAAATATCAGACCTATGGCGACAGTCGATGCGTCGAAACAATAAAGGGTGTAAATAAGATGTCGATGTGACATAAATGCATATATACTATTGAACAGATGTTTAACCTTCAAACAATTGTGTCGACTCCTTCACCTTCGTAGTTTATGGATGAACGACATGTGTACGCGATCCCTCTGAACACCTCGCTCACATGTTTGCCACTTTCATCATCTTCCTCGGCACTCGTCCGGGGCGTAACGAACGCTAGATCCGGAACGACATCTGTACCCCAATCGTGCATCCCACCGCGTTCGTCCCACAGCACCATGCGGTGCGCAGTCTGCACGTTTATCTGGACGGTCTCCATGGTCGGTTCGCCCAGCATGTCTTCGGCCGAGTTATATGCGAGTGGGAAATGGGTCACGATCACAGCGTCGCTCGTCAGCTTGCCCAAAACCAGCGACCCGTCCGACCGAGTGACCAATATTTTGGGGTTCGCGTAGGTGATCTCTACGCCATTGGCATACTTGAACGCAATGAACACCATCTTTAGCTATGACAACGAAGGAAAACAATGGTTCTGGTTATTTTTTTTTTTTTTTGGAACTCAAAGCTTTATCAGTAAGGTAGACCAACCAAGGAGAGGGTTCGTTTTGCAAATTTATATGCATGACTTCCAACGTCGTTTCCTGGGGTGCGCTAGCTCACTCGGTAGAGCGCCGGCTCATGTCGGAGGTATTGGGATCGAAGCCCAACAAGCCCCATTGTTTATCTCTTTTTTTATCGCCAGCCATAAGCAGAGTGAAGGCAGAGAAAAAAAAAAGAAGATGACAAATGTCGGAGATGTACCTCCTTCACATTCGGAGGGGCGCGGATACTTGATCTTGGTCGCCATCGTGCTGACAGCGCTCTTGGGAGCCTGTTTCGTGACCGGGTGTTGGAAAAGAGAAACTTAATGTGTCTTATTTACTGTGAAAGAGTTAGTCAACAACAACAGCGTGAAAAAAATGCGCTACGAACCCATCATAGTAGGTATACTCACAGTGGCGCTCGTGTGGGCTTTCTACGCTCTGTGGGAGAGCCAGCCTTGTGTGGTGAATTGTCCAGAACTCGGCCCCGACACAGAAGACCCTCGCACGGCGGATCCGAAGACGGCCGTGAAAGGGGTCCTTCCTTTGGATTGCAGTCTCTTCCAAGCTATCTACTTGCCCTGGGTCAAGGTCCCCCGATACTACAACCCCAAAGTCTATCAACCCGAGCTGTCCAACTTCTACTTCCGTTTGTGTTGGAACGTGACGACCACCAACTGTTGGGAGCACCGTTTCGATTTCGAGCCTCCCAAGGTCTTCGACACCGTGCGTCGTATCATGACCTTTGCGGGCAGGATGTACGCCTACTGGTTGCACAGCTCCAGTTTGAAGCTGGGAGTACTGTGCTTCACCGGGACCGCTTTCACGGACGACTGGGCAAAGAATTTGCTCTACCCGCAGGTGTTTCCTGCCACGCTGACCAACGTCGGGTTGGACACCCGCTGCCACTCGGGTTTCTATCTGATCTATGGCGAAATACAGGCCGAGATATTGCGCATATGGAAGTGCTTCAAGCGCTGCACCAACCGGCTCTTCATAACGGGCTACAGTTTGGGAGCGGCGCTGGCGACCCTGTGCGCCTTCGACATGGGGATGGAGGACAACGTCTTGGTCTACACGTTCGGCGGTCCTCGCGTGTTCAATCCTAACGGAGCCAAACAGCTCAATCGCATGCTGCCCAACAACTGGCGCGTGTTCAACACCGAAGACATCGTGACCGACTTGCCACCCGCTGTTGCCGGCGAAAAACCTTGGGTCGATCCTCTGTCGACATCCGATAACATTTACGAGCACGCGGGCAGACCCGTGCCTTGGACAGATTCGCGCGCAAGCTGGTTGGACAACCATTCGCGCGCTTATGAACTATTTCTACTTGCGGACAGAAAGCCAGCCTACATGGGCGGAGACGACGAAAACGACTAAGGTTACACGCAACGGTAATAATAAATGCAAGTGATCGAAAGGACCCACGTGGACGAGTTGGGGTGGTTTTGGGTGCCATCGGTGGGCGTGCTCGCTTATATCAGCAACTTGATCTTCATGACGGCGTGTGGCGAAGAGGTGGAGGTCGCACACAAGGCCGGGCTTTGCATCAGCGCCATCTTACAGTTGTATGTGTTCTACGTCTGCGTGGATAGGTACATATTGTTGAGGGATCGTTTCGATAGCATACCATGGCGATGGGCTTCGCTGTTCGAGGAGGAGGAGGAGGAAGAAGTTAAGGTCTTTCGCAAAAACAAGCGCGCAGTACAGCCTAATTTGTTTGTGGACCAATGTGATGTAGTATATTAGTAAAGTTGATTGCTGCTTAAAGATAGAAGGTCTTCATTCATTTTTATCTCTCAACCGCAACTCATTCCCACGCGACGCGAGCGGGCTTCTTTTTCTTTTCAACCGGTGCAACGGGTTCGGAAATGGTGGCGGGGATCTCGTCGTTAGGCTTCTTCTCTTTCTCTTCGCTTGCGGGTGACGGTGCGGCCCTGGCGGGTAGGTCGGCGGTTACCGGAGTAGGCACCAGATGCAGCAACTCCTCGTTGACGAGTGCGATCAAACGCTTCTCTCCGCTCTTGTACACGTTGCCGGTGGGATCGGACTTGGTGTTCGCGAGAAGTGGGGCGGGGAACTTTTGGAAATAAGCGACGGCTTGCTGGTAGGTGTCGAATATGAGGTTGCGTATGACGTCGTCGATGTTGACGTCGTCCTTGTACAACGTGATGCCATACAGCACGGTGTACGAGGACATCAGGTAGTTTGTCAGCAAGCTCTTCGCAGTGGGAGCGTTTTTGAGAAGGTCCTTGACCTCGTCGTCCCAATCTTCGGACAGCCATTTCTTTTGAACTGTGAACATAACTCGTTTGGTGATCAGTTCGGGGCTCTTTGCATCCTTGTGCTCCTTCTTTTGATCGTAGCTCAGGACGGCGTTGTCGACGATCTGAAGGAGGCGGGTGTGGATGACCTTGCCCAGGATGTTGCTCAACCTCGCTTTGCTGTCGGCGCGCAATTTCTTGTAGTTGGGTCCTCTGCTGCTCGACATCTTACCGGTTCTTTCTTGCTATTCACTGTTGGGTAGAGATGAAATGTTGTATCGGATGGACGCATTTATTTTGTTTTGAGTCAGATGGCTCGTTTCTAAATTAAGCCCCCTCATGTGAAGGCGAAAAAGGAAGAGGGAAGGTAAAGAAGAAGAAGAAGCTCGCTCGTCATGGAAAGTCGGGGATCGAAAGTTGATTCGGTGGAAAAGGATGAACAAGAGCATCAACAACAGCAAGGGGATATAGATGAGCCGGTTTTCGCCATCGAGAATCCCATCTCGATGACTCCACAATCGAGCGTGCCAGGCGGACGTCGCAAGCTTGCGATATACCCTTTCGATCCGACGAAGATGGAGCCGAACAGGACCAACCTCTTCGTGGCACGGCCCGGTTGTGGCAAGAGCACCCTCATGCTGGACATACTTTTTCACCAGAGGCAGAAGTACAGCCACGGGATCGCCATGTCCGCGACGGACGAGTTCACTGGGTTCTGGAGTGGTTGCATCCCCAGCACGTTCGTTTATCCAGGATATTCGAAGGAGGCCACGGGCAAGCTTGTGGAATCGCAAAAGAAGTTGTTTTTCGAGGAATATAAAAAGCAGTTGGCGGTCAATCCCCACACGAGCAAAGAAGACATCCACATACCCGATGTCTTTTGCGTGGACGAGGATAACGCTTTCGGCAGGGACATCAATTCGGACACGAACGTGCGCGAAATAATGATGAACGGTCGGCACTTGCATATCGGTTACTACGTGGCCATCCAGTACCTGATGAACTTGCACGCAGGGCTGCGCAACGTGGTGGCCTACATATTCATATTGGCGGAACAGGGGCGATCCAACAGGAGGAAGATCCACGAGGCGTTCTTCGGTTGCATACCAGAGTTCGAAGACTTTTGCGAGCTGATGGACTGGGCCACATCGGATCACAGGTGCCTGGTGCTGGATTTGACGCGACACACAAACAACTACCAGGAATGCGTCTTCTGGTACAAGGCGACGGTCAGGAAGCCCAAGGACTTTCGTCTGGGAAGCCCTAGCTTCTGGGCGTACCACTACGCCAAGCAAAAGACGGAAGAGGAATTGATTAAGGAGATTGGCGAGGAGGACGACGATAACAAAAGGGAAGGAGATTCCGACGAGGACGACGACAACGTGAAACGAGCGAAAGGCTCCCGTTGCAAGATCCAATTGCTGGAACGTATGCCAAAAACGGCACCCAACCCTACCACCGTGCCCGGCGGAAGAGGTCGGGGTAGAGGACGTGGGCAAGGAACGGGTTAAGGCTTGGTTTACAATACAAAAAATATATACATATTTTGAAGCATTAAAATTCTCCAAACCAGTCGTGAAGTTTCATTTGCAAATTCAATGTGTCCGACATGTCGGGAGCAAGTAGATGAGCGGGTGACTGAAGGCCGTGTCGCAATGGCCCTTCCACGTCGTTTTCATCATCGTGATCATCTGCGTCGTCGTCTGTACTCACATCGCGTTCTTCCCACCGTCCGCCTACAACGAACTCTCGCCTCACATTCACCTCTTTGTTTCGCGGGTACAGCGTTGTGTGCGTGGGGTGCACGTCCACAATATACACGTATCGACTGATCCCTTCCCTTTTGCACAGCTCGCCTATCGCCGCGATATGGAGGTTCGGATATAGGTGGATGATTCCCACCTTATCTCCGACATCGGGATGCGCCCTCTTGGTTTTGTACCTCAAACAGGCGCTCTCCGAACCCCCTTTGGTCTTGCAGTTGACGAACACTTCGTCGTAGTTGTAATTGTCGAGGGGCCACTTGTGCCATATGCTCTGACGCGGATCCTCGGTTGCTGTCATATCGCCCTTGTTTTTTTTTTTTATTTGTGCATCGGTTCACACTGAAACTAATACAACATTCCTGGTAACGAATTAGCTTGGAAAAGTAAGTTTCGACGGAAGACCACCCGCACGTGCCTTCGCATCTCCTTATCACCGTCGACAAATCAGATGCGCGCTATCTTGCGGGCGGTGTCCCGGCTGGTAGCAACTGTGGGTATGAAAGGCCACGATGTGCCGGGCATCTGTTGCATCAGCTTCTGCCAAATCCTGTCGTATGTTGCCAAACGGGGTTGATGCTTTAGCAGGCGGAATCGGGGGATCAGCCAGTTGAAGCCGGCGATCTCGCACAGCTTGCGCATCACGTAAAAGTAGTTGAGCATGTTCTTGCGACCCTCCTTCTCCTTGGGAGACATGCGCTCCCAGGGCATCTGCAGGGCCATGAAGCGGCTCAGCAAGTCCTTCACCTGACCGTCGGTGATCTGAGGTGGCGGTATACCAAACAGCTTGTACAAGATGTTGTTCACGTGCTTGTAGCAGTTGGCGTGTCCCGTGTCCTTCAACACCCTCCGCATCAATTCGGCGTCCATCAGTTCCGGATCCAGCAGCTTCTTCTCGGCCAACTTGTCGATGATGTCGTCGTAGATTTCCTCGGAAACTTCTTTGCTCTCCTTCCCCTGGAAGTCCTTCAGCAACGTCAGGAAGTGTTCCTTCCTTTCGTAGTGGTTCGTCTTGGTCACGGACGTGTGCGTCGTGAACGTGGCCCTGAATTCTGTGTCCACCTGTTTGCGAGAGGTGGCGCAGGCCGGGCATACGGTCTCCGAGACGTCCTCCATCCATATGAGCGCCACGTCACACTGAGGGCATATGCCCAACCCGATCATGTACTCTTCGTACGCCAGATCCTTCGCGTAGGGTGTGACGTCCTTGTCCGCGGTGGGGAAATCGACGTCGCGCGTGATCCCCAGGTAATTCATCAGGCGCGCCTTCATAACCGTGGGTGCCTTCTCCATCACATCCCTGAATGGTTCCGGTCCCTCGACGATGTACAGCTGGTTATCCATCAGGACCCCGCAGTAGCTCCCGTTCAAGCTCAGGGTTCGGGCGATGTTCCCCACGAAGGGCCTTCCGTTCATCAAGAAGTGGTAGACATCGGGAAAGTGCGAAACCATGGCCTCTTCAGCTCGCAGCAGGGCCATCACGCACTTGCGCAACTCCGTCTCGTTGGCCAGGGCGTCCAGTCTGTACGGACCGTAAACCTTCTTGTCGGGCATTATCACCATGATCTCGCGGTGACGTTCTTCGCCGGGTCGCAGCGTGTAAGGGCTGTCTAGCTCCAGCTCCACATCCTTCTTCATGGTCAGGACCGCCATCTGAAAGTCGTGCCATATGTTGCTATCTGTGGCCGCGATCAACTTCTTCTCGGCCTCCTCCAGCTCGGTGTGCAAACGGATGTATGTGGGGTCCATGGCCTCGCCCGCCGTTTTCTTCGCTCGCCTCCTGTGGAGTTCGGACTTCAGTTTGGCCACCTTCACCTGCAGATTCTTTTCGCGCTTGTCGACTTTAGCGTGGATGGCCATGTCGACGTGCTCGTAGGCGTCGCTCACGGCCATCCGACACAATCTGGCAACGTTGATATCGCCGGGCAATGATTTCTTTGAGTCCTTCGATATCTGCCAGTCCTTTTTCGATTTCCGCCTGGCCGGTGTGCGAGGGGAGAGTCTCGGGTTGGGATCGGCAGTTTGCATGTGCTTGTTCATGCATGGAGAGGACATGGATTAGGTGTGGATGTATGATCGCCGCTGAAAAAAAAATAAGCATTTTGTTTGCACCCTTTGGGTTCAGGTCGTTCATCTGGATCCGCGAAAAATAAAGCCGTTCAGGTGTGCATACGAATAGAAGCAACAAGCAGAAAAAAAAAGAGGATGTCAGAGTTCTTCGACACGTGGAAGTGGTGGTTGATAGGAGCCGGTGTGCTTGTCGTTGCCGGGATCGGTTTCTACATATGGTGGAGCAACAAAAGGAAGGCGACCAAAGAGGATAAGGAGGCAGAAGCGGCACGCCGAGACTGGGATTTGTACAGAGAGCAGCTGCAACAACAGCAGCAGCAACAAATCCAGCAACCCGGTTACACACAACCACCCCCAGCGCCACCAGGATGGGGAAATAGGATGCCCTTGGAGACGGGTCGCATGCCCGCCCCAATGCACGTCGAGAAACCCGGTACGTACAAGCCAGGCGGGGAGCAGATGAGTGGCCAAATGCCCGATCCGACCGAGATGCATGTGACACAGCATCGAGACCTCCGACCTCCTCCACAGGTTGGTGCCGGGGGATATGCCCAACCTTCCGCACCCACATCTGGGAATTCGGAATACATAGAGAATCCCAATCAGCCCTACCAAGGTCAAGGCGAATTGGTTGAAGCTTTTACCAAGGACATCGAGGGTTAGGTTCATTTAAGAAATAAAAGAAAAGAAAAGAAAGGAACAAAAGCATTTTATTGGACGAGATACTATCTGTTGTGTAAACACGCGCATGCCTCACGAGATTCAAATAGCCCCACTTTGTACGTATTGTGGTCATGGCAACCCGCATTTCCGCGGATATTCATACTCCCGTCGCACCGACGATTTCGCCGGACCAATTGCCGATTTCTGCGACATGCAATGCTACATCGCCTACAAACGAGGAATACGCGACAGACAACGGTTTGGATGAAATTGCACACCCTGAGCCACAGATACGAATTTATACTGTGCACGGTGATCCCATAGGTCTACGCAATACTCGACCGGAGTTGTTTGCATATTTTTTTGAACTGAATATATCAAAAGTCATTTCCATACATTTTGTTTGTTCGTAGCACACCCTATTTCATGGAATGTGGACGGGATGCCGATGTGGTGCGCCAACTGAGGCCGATGGTGGAAGAGAAGGAGACGAACCCACCGACTACCGAAGAATGTGCAAAGAGGCTGCAAGAATACGTACGTTTGGCTCTCGCGGTGACTTACCACTACCCGCCGCCGTATCGCGACAAAAACAAGGTCGCCTGCGAGTACCTCGTTTCGGTGCTCGAACACATCTACAACAACCCCAACCAGTGTTGGTGGCACCTGCACGACCGCCTGTGTCGCCCCTCTGAACCTTATCACTGCATTTCGAATAAATTGCAGCCTTGTAAAAGCTGTGGCGCAAACAGGATCATGTCATTCTTTCACGCGGAGATGGGCATGAAGTTGACCACTTTCGAAACTGGAACGCCCGAATTCGATTGGACGTATACGAATCTGTGCATGCATTTTTGGTCCAACGTCCTTCGAACGTGGGGATTGTTGTCCGACTGAAGAAAAAAAAATAGAACATTATGATGGCAAACCGCGCGTTTTATTCCATTTCGTCTCGCCTCCCTAGTGCATGTGCCCGCCTCCACGATGCATACCACCTCCATGATGCATACCGCCTCTCCATACATGGCGTGGTCCTCTGTGGTATCCAAACCCTCTGTAATATCGTCCATGGCCATATCCATACTGCGCCACTGGCGGATGTAAGATGACCGTCTCATGGTAGGAAGGAGCAGACGGTGCGTTGTCGTTGTTTTGTCTCATGGTGTAAACCATAAAGAACAGGCCCAAAGCGATTACCATCAGGCCACCGATAAACAAATACGAGCTGTTATCCATGTTCTTTTGTACTTCCACTTGTCCTTTTATTTTCACCAAAGGCAAGACCGTTTACTTTTAGTCGCATAAAATTGATTTCTTTTGAACCCAACACAGCCCCTAATTCACCGTGGGAACCAGATGTCCGGTCCTTCCGAGAGTGCGCACCATGGTGGGTTTACCTGCCGAAGGAGGTTTGATGACGAGGTTCTGCTTCCATATGGGCATGTCAACCCCTCTGCAATCCATTATATCGTTCCTGGTGATGTGACCGTTGAGCGCCCTAGGGTATACGGCTTGCTGCCAAGCGTACGGCAACATCTGCATGTACCTTTCGGGGGCCACGTAATTGTCGCCATCGCACCTGCCTCGCATCCTCGTGTGGTTGCTCGTCCTCAGAAACCCCTCTCTGTTGGCCATCGTGCCCAGGGCTGCATGCATGTCATTCACGATCTCCAGTTTAGCCACCGACGGGGTCACCGCCCTCCCATAGTAATCGGGCGTCCTGACCCGCTGCGCACAACACGAAGCCGTCGATTCGATGTCGTTCTTGTGCCACTTGAAGTTCATTTTTTTTTTCCGGTTACGGAAAGTTGCTAAAATTTGATTAATAATTACGCAAGGTTTTATTTTTTCCCTCTTCGACTCTCACATGGCGGACCCTGAAGGTGCAAACTGCGACTGCAATCACCACGTAACGGACGATGGTCAGACGCTGGTCTACGTGTGTCCCTATCACAAGGAGGCCGGCAAGCAGCTTTGCACGGTATGTAACGAGATGCGTCTGTGGCCATCGGAATGCGATGGATGCGGGGCGCTGGTGTGCAATACTTGTTACTGGTCATCCGGATACGCTGGCAGGTGGCACTACTGCAGCCTACATTGTAAGGCGGAACACAAGAGCAAAGGGAGGGAGTGGCTCAAAGAAATGTAGAGATGCCGAGGTTAGGACAAGAAAAGAATAAACTTTTTTTTTATTGAAGCGCGTTTTTAATGTCCCGCCAGTGGTCGCCGGTCCTTCTTCATGTAAGGGTTGAGAGGTTGCGTGAAAGGGTTCTTGTGGAAGGGAGCCAGGATGGCGCTGTCCGTATCCATGCGCACCTCGGGCGTCTTCCTTCTGTCGCCGTAGTAAGGGAACTGCTGGTTGTACTGCAGGGCGTAGGTGACGGTGGGCACCTTGAAGCGGTTGTACTCGTAATCGATGTTCTCCTCGCGCAAGGTGTGCTTCGGTGTGGCGGGCAGGTTGCGCACGGGTTGGTTGACATCCGCCACGAAGTCCATCCCTCCGATGAAACCTGGGTTGGGAGGTCTGCTCGCGAACTGCGTGAACTCTGCTTTCGCGAGACGTGTGTCGAGGGCTTCGTTTTGCGACCAATCTCCCCACGGTTTGCCCCCCATGTGCATGTTGTACCCGGTGTGCACGCTCTGCTTGGTGTCCAGCCTGTTGTGTTGCTGGTTGCGCAGGAATTGCTGCCCACCTACCGTGCTGCCACCGGGCGGCATGTACACCCCACCGTAAGAGGTGTCATCGCCACGTCGCATCTCCTTGATCAGAATGTTCTCAGGCCCCGCGGGGAAAGAAGCCGAGCCACTGGATGTGGGCATCATGGTTCGCCATGGGATTTCGTAGAGGTCGGCATTCTTGGGAGCCTGCAACAATCCCAGCTGCGACCGTTCCTGCGCCGCCATCGAACCGGGCTTGGCGTAGGCCTTGTCACCCAACCTCGTGCGGTTGTCAATCACCTCCTTGCGGTAGTTGGGCGCGGTCGGCATGGCGCGCACTCGACCAGCGTTACCCACGCCCTTGAATGTGAACCCGTACACGTTTTCACCGGGAGCACCGCCCCCTCCGCCGGTCGCGATGGCGTTGGGGAACAGATTGTAGTAGTCCAGCGCACCTCGTCCGCTGTTCACCTTTGCGTTCTCTCTCGCGTAGTCGCGTACCCTTTGTGTCATCCAGACCTGGTTGCCGTACGGTCCCGACTCCGTGATCACCGGAGGGCCGATCAGATCCTGGAAGTCTGTGTTGAGCATGCAGTTGGGCCTCTTTTCGAGGTACGGAGGAAGAGGCCGACGAACGTCGGCGAGGTTCCATCCCGTGTTGCGCCCCACCTGAGGCACCACGTGATCGAACAAGTTGCCACCCTGTCTGTTTGCCAATTGAGGTCCGTACGCGGGATCCGTCTGATGCCTGGCGTACTCGGTACCGAGCGGCTTTTCGGCTCCCAAAAAGTTTTGAGAACTGAAGTTGAAGCTGTCGTGAGGGTTCATCAACATCCTTTTTTTTTTCGGTTTCGTTCACGCTCTCTCTTATTTATGAGTGACTTATAATATAACAATTCACACAAAGGCGAACGCACAAAATGTCGGAAGTGAATTGGACTGTCCTGTTTGCGGTGGGGGTTATAGCCACCATATGCTTCCTGATCGCATTCTTCATGAACTCGGTAGGAGAAGGCCACAAGAGCATCAGCTTCGACACACGAGTCAACTACGGCCCCACAAATGCTTACGGAACATTCCCGGCACCCACTCCAGAGCGCAGTCGCGACACGGACCCTTGGATTTGGCCATGAGTTTTCTGGTTCGTCGCCGCGATATGAAACGGTAGTGGTTTTCGGCACAGAAATAAATAAAACAAAAGCAAAAAAAAAAAGGTTGCCTATTTGCGATCAAACCTAACCATATTACCGCTCGCACATGGAAGGCGTCCCCGAGAAAGAAGAGAATGTTCCCGTCGTCACAACCACGTGTGCAGATTGCAACCTGCCGCCAAACCAGTGTAAGCAGATGCCGCGCTGTCGCGAAACGAGCGAGTGCATACGGTCTTTGTACGATGCGTTCGTCAAACGATACCCGGATGTAAAAGAGTTTAGCGTTCACATGCCCGACGCAGGGCGAGGTAAATGGTTTTTTGATTTGATGAAACATACGCACATCGAAGAGCACCGCTCGGACGCGAGCGTGTTGACGCTTGCGGTGACTGCCCGTAAACCGAACGAAGTCGACGTCGAGAGCTGGATGGGTCACGGCTCCAAGGACACGAATCTCGTCACCCGACCGTACAACGAGAAGGATGTACTCTTTGGATTGCCCGAAATAGGCGGATCGGTCTTGTTGCTTTGGAATGTGTTGGAGTGCAGGTCACTGGAAGCCGTGTGCAAGATCTTAAACGCAGCGATCGAGAGGTACAGGTGGGTGGTGTTGGTTGGCAACGGCGGCAAACAGTTCCTCGCCCATCCGGGGTTTGAAGACGAGGATGGTTTGGCACGCGAATTCAGGCAGCGATCAACACAACCAGGTAGTGTTGCGTGGGTGGCTTATACGAACCTCAGCTGGGATGCCTACCCGCTGTGCGCATACGACACGCAACCTTTTCGGGGCTCCAAATACGTCAGCGTCATCAAGAGCCCCGTTCCCCTTCACTTTCGCGGGTTCCATTGTGCCAAAGGTTACACAGACGCATCCTACGCGGACACCGATTTCCCAACTGTAACGATTGCGATCATCGCCAAGAATGCTGCCAGATATCTTCCGACTTTCCTCGCCAAGCACATCAATCAGCTAGACTACCCTCACTCCCGAATTCACGTATGGATCCGCACCAACAACAACAACGACAAGACCACCACAATCCTGAGCGACTGGGCGTGCAGCAAACACGATTGCTTCGCCAGCGTCACATTCGATGCCACGGACATTCCCGATGTGCAATTCCCCGACGACAATCACGACTGGACTGTCGAGCGCTTCAAGGTCCTGGGGCGGATCAGGCAGGAATCCATCGAAGCCGCCATCAAGAACGGCTCGGATTTCTATTACTGCATCGACGTGGACAACTTCGTGGACCCGCGTTGGTTGAAACAGGCCGTGGAGCTGAACATCGACGGCGTGATCGCCCCTTACCTGCGCGTGGTGGAAGAACCTGGGCGCTTCTATTCCAACTTCCACGCGGACATCGATCAAAACGGCTATTACAAACATTGCGCGACGTACGAATCCATCGTTAAAGGAGAATTGAAGGGGTTGGTCCAGGTGCCGGTCGTCCATTGCAGCTACCTTATTCCAAAGAAGTACCTACCGCTTGTAAGTTACCTGGACCGAACACCCAGACACGAGTATGTCGTGTTCAGCGAGAGCTGTCGCAAGCAGGGCATCTCCCAGTACCTCGACTGCAGGCGCTGCTTCGGCTTCCTGACTTTTATCGACGACGCAAAGGTGAAGTCGGATCCTTCGTGGGAGAAGAAATGGGAGAAGGCGTCAGCGTTTTTGAACGGTTTGCCTTATTTATAAATCCGCATTTGACAACTTCAACACATTCACGAGCACGCCTGCAAATATGGCCACGAAGAAAACGCCGTTGAACAAGGCGTAACATGAAGCAAAGTTTTTTCCTAGCGTCGTTTTCGGTACGTTGGGCAAGCCCATCCCTCCCACCGTCATGGATGCGTTCAGAAATGCGTCCTCGAACGATAGGTCGCTGGTGTACATGAAACCCAATATCCCCACCAGCAAGTCCACAACGCCTATCACCAACAGCAAGTGCAGAGTCCAATGCATCACGCGGAAGCAAGTTTAAGAGAGGGTGTAGATAAGAAGAATACACGGGGCGGAGGCTTCGTTTGCGATCCCGAACATGTCGATTGCGATATGCCAGAACCGTGTTTGATCTTGCAGTCTGTGCCGGTGGAGATCGTATACCTCCTGTGCGACCAACTATCTACCTATAAAGATTTCTTTCATTTTCGCATCACATGCACCACCATGTACGACACGTTAGCCAGCTATCACGATAGCGCGTGGAAAAAGACCCTGGCAGCCACTCGCGTGCAGAGATGTTGGCGTCGCAATAGGCACTACCACTTTGAACAAAACGAATCTGGGTTTAGTTTCTGGTTGAGACGACAAGAAGAACTTGGCCTAGCGCCCGATCGGGTAGTCATGCGACGTCTGTGGCTCTTGCGCAACACACCGCTGATGGTAAATACTACAACGGCACTTCAACTGGGCGGAGGAATTCTGAAATTCGAGGTCGCGCGGTTTTTCGATTTTATGCTGGACTTCTCGGTGGAAAGTTCTACGCCGGATAAAATGGACTACCGTGCGATAGAGGAAGTGACGTTTGTTGTGGGAGGAAGCACCCTCTGCAAATGGTCAGGCAAAAATGCGAGACGCAAAAATTATGTCATGCCTTGGCCCTTTCCCGGGTTTTCCGCCCCGTATCATTACCTCGACATCTACGTTAAACTGAACAGTCGCATCGAATCGACGCCAAAACTACACATCCGTGGATGCTTTCATAACGATCTCCGTAGAGTGCTTTGTGAGCAACCTACATACATACCATACATACCTTCACTCTACCCCGCCGTGCAATTGTATGCCGCGAATGAAGCCGGCATTGATGTTTCCTGCAAAGCGCATATGGTGATGTTCCAGAATGGACTCTGCGTGCCTTCGCTTGAACTGCCATACCGTTTCGAAGGGGTAAAACACGGGGGTTTTTTGAATTGTCGCAAGATCAACTTTGTCTCCCTAGCCGAATTATCTGATTCGGATGCGTCATTTCATTTGCGCACTTAGCCTACATATTATGGCGCAGTCTAATAAAAAACTGTAGATGTTCAATGGTTAATTTTTTTATTGTCGATAAAGACATGTCTCGCTTGTTCTGTCTCAGTTATGATGCACGCGGTTCACGAATTTGCAAACAGGACAATCGTATTCCACCACCTTGTGCACAGACGATGCCGGGAAAGGAACGTTCACCATTGCCTTGCAGCTCTTGCAATGTTCGGGGTGAGGGGCGATCAAGCCGGCTTCGACTTTGACGACGGCGGGCTTGCACTTGGGCGAAGATGAGAATCCGCACTTTAGAGACATCTTGTGTGGTTAATTGTTATTACTTCGCCCAGAATATAGTTTTCTTTCTTCCATTGCATGAAGGGGTAACAATGCATCGCTTGTCACAGTCGCGGTTGCTCAATTGTGTTTGACATCAAAGTGGTAGCTGTTGCCGTAGCTCACCAAGAGCTCATGCCCGTTGCGGATGTTGTTGGTGGCCTTGACGTTGATGATGTAGGTGTTGGGAAGCGCTTTATCCTTTCTGACACCGTTGGCGAATTTGCAATTGTTATTTCCTCCCTGCGGGTTCTTGTTTGCGCTCTTCCGGAAGGTGTTGATGAGACCCCCGACCGCTCTCGTGCAAGCGGCGTCGACGATCAGTTTGGTCTTCGCCTTTCCTGGCTGCGTGACGGGTATGGTGAGCGCGTAAGGGGCGGTGGTCCGGTTGCCGTACCGTTGACTGGTTTGCGCTTTGGTGAGCACCTCGCCAAAGTAGATGGCCACCACGTCGTCCTTCCGGAAAACGATCTCCTCTGGTGTTGCACCCGGTTTGTCCACGAACACCCCTTCGAACGGCAGAGTGTGTCCTGCGTTGTCCTTCAACTGCGTCCTCTTCACTTTCAACCACATGTACGTTCTCAGATGCTGCCAGCAATAGGGGAGCATCTTGCAAGTCGTCCGTCCGCATTGCTGGCCATCCCCTTTGTACGCCATGCATCTCATGCACTTCAGCTTACATGCAAACTCGTAAGCGGCGTGTGCCGGCATGTTCCCATATGCAGGTTCCTGTGGAATCTTGGCGACGAATTTGCGGCCATACTTTTTCGGTCTCTGCAACGATGCCACGTAGCCGAGTATCTGTTGTGCGTCGTACTTGGAGTATAGTGTCGATTCTTTCTTTCTTGCTTGCGTTCGTCCGCGCTTGCGCTTTTGACCAACTTTCTCTTTACCCTTGTTGCGACTACCGGCAGCTGTTATAGCGCCAGACAGCATGGCAATTAAACCGCAGCAGTCTAACAACAAACGTAGATAAGAATAACAATAGACATTAAAGATAATAAACAAACAGTAAACATTGCTGTCGAGCGTATTTTTTCATAGGATACGAGCCTTTTTATTTATTTATTTATTTATTACGAGCCCTAAGCCCACTCGTACCCCATCAACTTCATGTAAGCTTTGCTGTATTGCCTATCGGCCTTTGTCCGACGCCCGCGCATGTGCCCACTCGCGGCAAGTCCTTTCCTCTTCAACTTGCTCTTGCTGCTGCTCTTGCGCACTGTGCCGCCTGAACTCTTTCTGGGTGCTGTACTGGAGTACTTGTACGCGGAACGGGCGGCGATCTTCATGCCGATCCTTCCGTTGCGCAGGACCCATCGCCCGGTTGCCCGATTAAAGATATAACCGGCGCGCTCTTTGCGCACGGCCACGGCTTTGCTTATTTTTCTTTTCTTGGTGGCAACAACTTTGGTTGGTGTTTTCTTCCTTGCGGGCATTCGATCAGAATTGTGGTGGTCAGTAGTGTTCTATATGGTCGCGGCATTTTATATTTTTTGTTTTAACGTAGCTAGGTAAATCCAAGGATTTGGGTCATGGAATGCGGCGAGCAATTGCGCCTCGCCAAGGATGCCATTCTATGGGCTTTCCTGGAAGAATATAGCTCTAAGCAGAAAGCGGAATTGATGAATTACGCAAGTCGTCCGTGCATCGAGCCGTACAAGCTAAGAGGATTGAACAAAGGAATGAAGGAATATGTTTGTAGCACGTGCGGACGGGATAAATGGCGATGTTTGAGACTGAAGCGAGTTAAGTGGTGTGATGAGAGAAGTAAATGGTTGTAAAATTTTCTAAGCAAACATCTTTGTTTTGTTTTGTTCTTACACCCCTGCGTCAAACATGGACACCCACTCTTCGTCAGGGATCTGGGTTACGAGGTCTTCAATTTCTGCTATCTGCGCTTCCATTTGTTTTTTCTCGTGGTTGGCGATAGCTAACTCCTGCAGTGCACCCATCGACCTCTCGAACTCCACCTTCAGCTGATGCCTCTCCGACCACATGTCGCAGTCGTATGCGCTACAGGACTGATAAGTCTGCTTGGAGGAACATTTGACGCATGCATCCACTGCGCTGCGGTAGGATTCCCCGCGGTCGTTGACCTCGTCTGCGTACTTGATCTGCAGTGTATCCGAGTTGGTGATGCACTCCTTGCAAAGCTCGCGTACACTCGACCTATCGAGTCCCTTCCCGCAGACGTTGCATGCCCTGCCGAAGATGCGCTTGATGGCTGCAGCCCTGACGTGGGGGATGTAAGGCTTGGTGGTACTGATGGAACGCCGGAATCGGTCCCAACCCTCATCTCCGACCACCGGGAGCAGCAACCGTTCGAGTGGCTTCATGATCTGGTTGTGCAGGTACCATTGGATGTTGATGGGGTAGTCGTTGTTGATGATCGATTTGGGATGCTCAGCGACCTCGGCCACCCTCTCCACCCCACGCACACCCCCTCCGCAAGTTATGATGTAGGGTATGCGCACCCCAATGCTTCCCTCCGGAAAGTTGATGGGGTCCTCCTTTGTCATCTTCTTGTACACCTCCTGAGCGGTGTTGATGGTGGCGTACTCGGCCTTGTTAATGGCCTGCGTGATCATCAACTCCGACAGCTTGAAGTTTCCCTCCGCGAAGGAGATGAGACGCGTGCGCAAACTGGAGAGGACGCGTTCCAATCTACCCTGATGGGTTTCGCCGGGGGCCGGTGGACTCAGCAGCTGCTCCAGCACGGACGTCATGATCTTTCCCACGAGGGGGGCGTTATCTCGGCGAACGGTCTCCATGCCCTTGGAGGTAAGCTTGGCGACATACTGCTTGGTCTTGGGATCGACCTCCGTGCGCATGTAGGCATACTTCTTCTTCTTATTGCCGAAGATACTCGGATGGACGATGGCCTCGCACTCCAGCTCCATCTCCGGGGGCAAGAAGTTTTTGTTGAAGTACTCGGCCATCTTCGCCCCGACAGCGAAAGCGGTGGTCATGTCGGGAGGCTGTGGATGCGGTTCCACGAAGACCGAGTCCGTGTCCCCGTAGATGATATCCGCACCCACCCATTCCTTCAGGATCTCCTGAGCGGCTGATCTCAGGTACTCTCTCCCAAAGGCCGTGACTGAAGCCCCCACCGGAAGGACGCAGAGGCGAGAGTCTGCGAACGTGGTGAACCCGTACATGGCGTTGGTGGCCGTCTTCAAGGCCAGTTGTCGAGCGTTCAGGCATTCCTTGTTGATGGGATCCTTCTCGTCCTCCATGAGGCGCTTGGCTTTTTGGCGCGCGTCTATCATGTCCCCTACCACGTTGTACAGGACGCCCTTGACGGCGCCAGATTTGACAAAGTAGTTCTTCGTCCCGTCCGGGTTCACGTAGGGGGATTCCCAGTAGGGGACCCCTTCCGGCGGCCGTCCTATGCACAGGGTATCGAAGCTGATATTGTGGGCCAACATTATGGTGGGGTACAGTGATCTGAAATCGAGCAGGATGATGTACGAGTCGTAAAACCCCTTCTTCGGGTCCAACACCAAACCCCCTTCGTACGGACCGGAGATGCAGACGGAACGGTCGGGGAACCTGTGTGGTTTGCCGTGCAGTTCGTGCAACATCTTCGTGACGGTCATTATCTGCTGCCCCTTCGTGATGAGGTCGTTGATGTCCACCCCCGTCAGGCGAGCCAGCTCGACTGTGGCGTAGAGGCACTTCTTGGATTCCATGATCTTCACCGGCAGCTCGGCATCCTTCTCGCAATACTTGATAAGCACTCGCCGTTTTTCGTCCCCTTCCTCACCCTCGGTCTTCCAGTAGGGGTAGATGAACGAGTAGTGCAAATCAATCTTGGTCTCCTTCAGCACCACGGTCGACACGGAATTCAGTGTGTAACTTCGCAACTTCATGTTGGCGCTGGCCCACAAATACATGTCGTACCAGATGCGACCTGGGGCGACGGGGATGGTGGCATCCCTCCCTCGGTTGTTCTTGGTCTGGCTGGTCTTGCAGTACGCGTTGTAGTGATACCTGAACCTGCCCAGCCGATTCACGTCCTTGTCGATACCCAGGGCCTCGGCTCTGCGAAACAGGTAAGGGACGTCGAAGTTGTTGATGTTCCAGCCGGTGATGATGTCGGGGTCGTAGGCGCGAAAGAAAGCCGCCCAGGCCTCAAACATGTCCTTTTCCGTCTCGAAGCGCAGGATGGCATCGTCGTCCCTGCTGTGCGAGGAACCGTAGGAGAAGGTGACAATCCCGTCGGGTTCAAAGTCGGTGCTCTCGTTCATAGCTATGGTCTTAATCCTGGCGCTGATGCACACCACCGGATGCTTGCTGGGCTCGGGGAATGTCATGCTGGGCGCTGCCGCTTCGATATCGAAAGACAGCAACCGCATGGGCGCCATGCACACGTTCTCCTTTGACGTGTGGTCGAGAATGCGGATGGCTTTAGGAGGGATGTAAAGTATGTACTGACACAACCCGGAAGTGTTCTGGAGCTGCGCGGGGGTGGTGTCCACCTCGAACCAGCACATGTGCCTGAGACCCAACTCGACGCAGAGCTGCGTCTTGGCGTCGAAATCGGTGTCGAAAAGCTCGGCCGGCCCACTGTAGTTGCCGTGGTTCCAGTGCAAGAGAGGGTCTTCCCTTAGTTGGGAGGCCACGGTGTTCAGGAGGTACGAATCGCGATGGTAAATGTCTACCATAAGCCGATCGGGGAGGACGTACGCCTCATCGTAATAGAGCAGCGATTTCCCTCTGCTGTACTTCAACTTGAATTGCTTGCGGGCATTGAAATAACCAGCAGCCATCAACAGTTCGTAAACGTCCGCGAACAAGGACTTTTTGTCGATGTCCCCATTCTCCGAGTAATACGAGATTTCGGCAGGTCGGGGGACGGCGATGGTTATGTGGGGCATGAGATTGTCGACATGAATCTCGTACGTCACGCCCTCGTAGGACATGGCACACATCACAAAATCTATATGCCTTTGCTGGTTGTTCATATCTGGCTTGAACACCTCCGCGGATAGAAGCATGAGACGTTTGTTGGGCTGGCAGCAGATATCCTTCCTTTGTTCTCGACCATCTCGACGTCCATGCTTTTGGCAGAATGACCGTACCTCGTTGAGACTAGAGATGTTGGCTGTGAATTGGGGGGCTTGCATTTTTTCCTTCAACTCCGTCCTCGGTCGAACGGCTCTGGGGCCTGGTTTAGCATGGGTGGCAAATTCGTTAGCTTTGCGCTTCTTCATCTTCTTCGGGTCTGCTGTGCGAAGTGATTTGATTATTCCCCCTACCGAGTCAGCAAAAGCAACATGTCATCTTGTCCGCAAATAATGTGTTTTCCTATTAAAGTCATTTGTTGCAACTAAACACCAATGGTAGTGGTCCGCAAAAGGATTCCTCGCGTTCACAAACGTCGACGAAACTATATTGTCGACAGTGCAAGACGCGAACGCCCCAGAACCACCAAGGCAAGTGGCAAGCGCGTCCGCGAGTACATCAAATTGAAGTATGGCATGAGGACGTGTCCGGATCTGTACAAGAAGGGGGTGAAGATGGGGCGTGCTCGAAGACCATGGCATGAGTTGAAACGTATCGCAGACAAAGCTGCACGCACGGCATGCAAAGCACGGCATCGCACGGCGTGCAATTCGCCGCCAGATCGTAAGTAGTTGGGGGATGTTTGTTGTGAAAACAAAACGGACGCGCGCGTAGCACTTGCTGCAAAAGAATTTATGTAGGCATTTGTGAAGAAAGTTTGGGTCGAGTAAAATAAACAAACCCTTCTCACACCAGATGAGCCACAGCGCCAAGTCAATTTCCGTCAACGGCCAACTAGCCAGGCGCTATGCAAAGGAAACACACGACATGGGTCTGAGCCAAGAGATATACGCGAAAGCCGTCTCCGCTGGAAAGCGCCGCGAATCTTGGACAAAATGGCAAGCGATGTTGGATAAGATGGCGGCCTACTGCAAGGAGCATGGCCTCAAAGTCATTTGCGACCCAAAAGCTGCGCGAACCGCACGAGCCATCAAAAAACGTCAACGGGAAAGCATCGCCATGGCCAAACGAACAGAGAGCAGCGGACCCAATTCTCTGGCTCATATCGAATGGTGGCAGGCGGTGCGGAAATTCGCCACCACCAAGTCGCATCAAGACGCGCGACATGGTAAGACGGTCCGCTCCGAGCGCCTCATCACGCCACAACCCCCACATCTCACAAACGTGCCATACACCTTTCATGAAGCTACCGCGCAACCTCAAGTCCCAGCGCCGGCACCAACCTTTGAACAACAAGGTGGTCAATTGCCACAGCCTCAAGCAATACCGGTACCGCCTCTCATCTCAGCACCACCATATGCTCGCCAGCCTAGATGGGACATAAATGCTTTGCTGGATCCCGATATACCCGTGGGTACGACCGTACAGCCGGCGGAATGGAGAAATCGCAATTGCGCGGACACACTCGCAACCTACATCGGCGAGAGCGCACGCCACAACCAGAACGTGAACCTGGCCATGGCCGGCATCCCTGCCAGGAATGTGCGCGCTGGGACCGGTGCGACTTCGGTCAACTATGCCCATTTTTTGGACGCATATTGGACAGCCGTCGGACGCCTGCCTTACGACGACCCGTTGTACGATGTCGGACAGGAGCGATTGCGCGCTGCTTACGACCAACTGTTGGGATATGACTACAAATACCAATACGAAGGGACGGACGACGATCGCATTAAGGGTTCGGCCACACAGTATGCCGATGTTTGGGGGATACGTGTGGGCGAGGCCTTGGGCAATCTCCTCAGTACGTACGTAGGCATAGAGGGAGACTGGGGACCCATTGAAGATATCAACCTTGAGGTAAAAGAATGGTTTGGGGTGGGATATGCTTCCGTACCAATGAAGACCGTCAACCCCAAATCGATCGACATCCCGCTATTGTGCTGGGGCTCGAAGAAATATGCGGAGGATGTTCGATTCCCAGTTCCAGTGGGGCCTGACGACATAGGAGTGGAGCGGAAAGAAATCGCAGAGAAAGATCGAAAAGCGATCTCCAGAGACCAAACGCCGTTGACGTATAAGATGTGCGAGAAATGGAGAAACGTCGAAAATAATTTCTTCAAAGACGTTGCAGTGGCTAGCAACAACCCTCACTTAAAGGAGCTGGTGGATAAAGGTGCTTCGAATGTGAACGTTTTGCGAAAACTGTGCTCTGAACAGAAAGGGCTCGACGAGCTGCTTTTGGGAACTGACGAGAGCGTAAACTTGCTGGCCAGCTTCGAACGTGCGGATGGTATGACGCAAACTGCGTGGTTGCCTCGCCGGGTGTACGCTTTCCAAGATCCGGGAAGCGAAATATCGCTTCGAGAGAAGATAGCAAAAGCGAGCAGCTGCAACCCCATCGTCACATCGATCAAAATTTTCTCTTATGAACCGGAATCTTTGCGCATAGAAAAGCGTTGGCGCGTAGGGTTCTACGGCATGCGCGATGTGCCGCATTGGCTGTACATGCTTTACACGTTCCTCATGGACCCCCTCTGCGATCTGGAAATATTTAGACTATTCGAAGTCGTGAAGCGCCAAGAAAGTCATGCCACACCCGGTGCTCACCTGGACTGGTTGTCGCAGTTCATGTCAGCATGTCAACTCAACCACATCCTCTACGAATGCAGTGGCCGCGACCCAGAACACGGATCACGCGTCGGTACCAGCCCTACCATCGAAGTGAAAGCCGTGCCATACCCACCCCGATTCTGGAACGCGGACAGTGAAGGCAAACTCGTCACGAATAGCCTGATTCCATGGCTTGAGGAGGGGACGCAAATCAACATCTCGGCCGACGATCCGCTCTATCAGCGCGCCGTGCTACAACAAGCTATCTTTGACGACAGCTTCCATCTGCCTGAAATACTTTACACAGATTTGACCACCGAAGATAAAAAAGCAAACACCGGTGCATTTACTGGAGACATCAATCCTCCTGCACAGAGTAACCTTAATGCGACCATTTCTCTTGAACCGAAATACTTTGACCGCACATCCGTCAACTATTTCCGAACTTTGGGCGAGTGGATGTCGGCCCCGGTAGACAAAAAGAATCAGTTGTTTCATAAAGCGCAGATACAAGCCATCGAATTCTACATGCAGATAGTGGTGCGCGTGGGCGGTCCATGGCACAACGGCTTCGATCCCTCTTCCTACATGCGCAACACCAACATAAATGGGCCCTGCAACTCTGTGGCCAGCTACAAAAGATACGAGGCTTTCTCTACTACTAAAGACGAACGGCCTGTGATGTTCGAAATTCCTGAAATGGTGCTGGACCTTCTCCACGAAGAAAACTTCTCCAAGCACGATTTGCCAGCCAAATGGTTGAAGTTGAAGTATTTCGATAACGCGGATGCGCAAGAAAAATTGAGGGCGAGTATAAACCAAACCGAGAAGGAAAAGGAAAAACTGTGGAAGACGTACCTCAAACACCGATTCGCCGAGGAGTACATGTCGGCACTCATCCGGTACAACAACATGAAGAATATCTATCACTACGACATCGCTCCCGTCGACGACGAGGAATTGGTTGCGACGACATATCCGCCCGGAAGGGATTTATGAGCTCCGCATGGACGAGGACATCGCCAACGACCTACTGGATCAAGATGCGCTCGACCGCACGGGCCCCACTGGGGACATTAATGCTACTCCCAACTGGCGCCAAACGGTGATAAATCGCATGGTGTCGAGGCGCACGTGCCATAAATTCTATGCTTTGCGGGGCAATATACGGAACCTCTATCACGACGAGTGGTTGCAGGTGAGAGAGCAACTTGTCCCTTTGTACACTCAGGAGGTGTGAGTAAAAGGGAACTAATGAATAAACGCAAACCCAAATCGAATAAGGATTAGGCTATCCCATGTCCATGTCGACGATTGTTTAAGTCGACAATTTATGATTGTCGACAGTACGGAGTTTTTCGTCCTTATAAAGGCTGTTTTCGTTCCCCAATTTCCATATCACAGTTCTTTGTTCACCACTCGTCACAACAACAACACGCATAACCTGTAGTGAACTTGCGTCCGAAAAAGAAATGACTTCGCACGGACAACAACTCTCTCACATTCTTACCGACCGACGTCTCTTCGTCCTCCTCTTTGTCGTACAGGCCATCTTGCATTTGTCAGAAAGCAAGCCCTTGGTCGGCATGGGAGTCAACACGGATTTCAATGAGACGCTGAGTATCGATACACGCTGCGGCACACCCGTTTGGACCAATTTGAGGCTGTGGGGTACGCTGCAAAACGTACCGCAGGGTTTTCCTCTACCACCACTGATATCGCCATTCACCGAGACCACGGATTCAGGTTGCATGACCACTTGCTCGGGCTACGGATGGGTCGGGTGGACCCGTAAGTTGAGCACCAACCAGTGCTCGTGCATCGACCAACCCCTCAGCAAGTCGGGCACCGACATGACGGGCGAACTGAATGCAGACTACCACACCGGTTTTTTCCCCAACGTATCTCCGCCCACGGCCGGATGCGCTTCCTTCCAAATTGCTTACCAGAAGATCATGTCCAGCACGTATTACGGCCCACAATCCAAGTCCACGAATGCCCTGTGCTCTTCTCACTGCTGGTCCAATGGCTACCCGTTGTGGACCCGAATCTATGACAGCAACAACTGCTACTGCTTCAATTTCCTCTCCAGCTTCAACCTGAAGGCCATTCAGTACGATAGTGGTTCGAATGCTGCCATGGGCGTTAACAGTGCCTACTGAAAAGAACGCAAAAAAAAAACATAAGAATTGGTCAATAAATAAACCAACCTTTTTTTCACAACAAAAATAATTGCTCATCTCTTTGAGATCCCTTCCTTTTGACAGAGGATGTACCTTACGGCTATAGATTCTTCTGTGCTACAAAGGCGGCTCGTGAAGTTGGGCGAATCCATTTTCGCCGACGGTCGAGGGGACCCCAACTCCATCCGGCACTTCGAAGGCGTGATGAAGTATTGGAGCGAACGCTTCGAAAACTTTTTGGTTATGGTGGATGCAACAGAAAATGAGAGATCGGAAGAGGTGCGCCGAAATGCACAACGATGCGACGAGGACGAAAGGTTGGCGCAGTTGCGGTGGATGTTGGGCAATCTACGAATCGCACCCAAAGTATATCACGTCCCCAATTTGGAAGTTATAGACTGCAATGGGTCGAAGTGTAGAGGTACCATCGATTCGTACGGCAACATACCTTTTAGCTTGAGGTGCACTGCCTGCCACGGAGACAAGCTGGAGATCGACCAAGCGACCCATTACAACTTCGACGACGAAGAAGTTCGAGACTTGGAGCTGAGGGGGTTCAAACGCGTGAAGGACGTGGGGACAGCAAACGGGGTTTTGTATTCGTCCTAATCAAAAATGTTTATTTGATGAAAAAAAAAAAAGAAAGACCGACTATGTTGCATAATATCGCTCCCCGGTTGCGTAATTGATTTTGAATAAGTATACGGTTTGGTTGTATGGAAGAGCGCGGCGACCCCGTCCGACTTGATAGTCGCTTTCCATGCGATCGCAGGTGGGTAATGTGTGGACGGCACTGACGGCGACTGCGGGGAATGCATTCTTCACGCAATCCTTGGCCCTGTCGATGCAGTACCACACAAACCGTTTGGCGTGGTAATCAGCGGCATGAGGCCATTCTTTTTCTGCCGTCCTACCTTCCGCCATCAGTCGCAATCCGGCCAAATTTTTGACAACCATGGCCTTTTCATTATTCCCAAAAATATTGGCCTGACCGAACAGGGATATAAAATCGAACAACGTCCAAGAAGAGATGTCTTGATGGAGGAAATTGAGGAATTCGCTGCTTAGGTCTAATTGTTTTCGTAGGGTCAGCAGCCTATCCAGCAGCCTCCGACGGAATTTGGGAAGGGATTCGGCTTCCTCCGCATTTTCCATTTCCTCTTTTAATTCTTCTTCTTCTTCTTCTTCTTCTTCTTCTTCTTCGGATCTCTCATCACTTTCTTCCACCTCTGCATCCGAATCTTCATCGTCGTCGTCTTCTGATTCAGATCTATCCCCATTCTGCTTTTTGATCATGTCGAGCAGAGAGGGCGCTGGTTCTGTCTCCTCATTGCAGAAATCGTTAAACAGGAAAGTCGGGGGTCTGAGTTTTTCGATTCGCCTCTCTATGTCGTGCAGGTCTGCGATGCTGTCCGAGGCGTGGACGGCCCTAGCAATCTCCGTTAGGTCGCCATGAGCCGACTCGTAGCGTCGATGAAGGTCCTGGATGAGGCGCAATCGGTTCTCTTCGCTCAAGACCACCTGGAGACGCATCAGCCGGCGTTTAACGTACCGATCCCAACACCATCCACTGCGACGGTACGCGTGTTGTGCAAACAGTTGCAGCAAAAGAGAGCCGAGTAGGCGGGTCTCAGAGGGAGGCCCCTGACGTGATGCGAAATCGGAATCCCCTCGACGATGCATCTCTCTACCAAGGGAGGCGGATATCGCTTTGTGTTGATGATCGTGAAGGTTGGTCACAAGGTTGTCGAAGCTCATTTTGGGGTGACACATGCTCCTGACCAACTTCTTTTGCAGTTTGTAGTTAAAGCCGTGCTTCAGAAGTGCGTGGTGAGATGCTTGCGAATAATCATCGTCGGGCGCAAAGAGAGGTGTTAAGGAAGTCGGAAAGATCCAGTCTATTATTCTCGTTGCGGCGACGTTCAGGTGGTGTCTTACCCCAATTTTGGGGGCTTCTGTCCAAGATACCGCTCCCCAGTAGTAGAAGGGGTGGTGCGGAATAGGCTCTTTGGAGCGAGACAGTAATTTGCTGGCGGTCTTCAAGGCTGATGATGTGGGGCCCGATGTGGAACGCCAAACGGTTCCGATCGAACACGGTGGCTTGATCCAGGTATCGTAGAGAGCCTGCAAGTGTTTGTGATTGGGGACGCACACGAAGTCCAGGTGATAGAGGCGGGCGCCATGCTGCAGCAACACCAACGGAGCGTCGGCTTTGGCGTTAGTCGGCACCGTGAACCTGATGTCATTGCGGCGCCTGTCCTTCAGCCAACTGTCTTCGTTCGTCTCTGCCTGTTTTTTCAACGTATAGAATGTCACGCAACCACGAACGACCCCGCCAACTTCCTGGCAAACATTTCCACGAGGATCATCGGGAAAGACGATCCCATTGTCCAGCGGGTCGAACTTCTTCACGGGTTGAACGTCGTCCTGTTGTGGGTTATCGGTTTTCTTGTTCGAGATTTCTTTGCTGCAAAGATCTTCGTGATATTTGGTTGACAAATAACCAGACCAACCTGCACCGTTAGTGGGATAGTATTCGTCTTTCTTGTAGCGTCGTGGAGGAATCAACAGACATTCCGGCACGCTGTTCATGGACTTCGGGTCAACGCATCGACTCACAATGTGCTTCCAACGACTCTCGAATACCCAGGGCGTGTAAGGCTGGTGTGGAAGGCTCGGATTCATCATCCAGTGGAATCTGCTGCGCGACTGGCCATACAGATGGCCATCTTGTGCGCACATCTTTCGGATCCTTTTGGCGGCATACTCGGAGTCTAGCTCGGACGGCGGACTGGCTTCCGTCAGGTAAGAAGAGAACACCTCGGCGGGCAGGAAGCACCCCAGTGCGAGCGCTGTAAGACGTCCATGGGGGGTAGCATGAAGGAACAACAGATGTTTTTCGAACGTCTTTTTCATGTGAGCCGTGCCTTCATACATGGGACCATGTTCGATCGAGTTCAAACGGCATACACACTCGGAAATTTGAGCGGAGTGCACAGTGGGCAGCCCGTGCTTTTGAAGTTTTCGATAGAGTAGAACGTCTTGCCTTGGAGGCTTGTTTTTCTTTAAGGTCTCCCTGAGATCGTTTACGTAGTTGGGACGGCGAGTAAAGTCGGATGGCTCGTCGATATGGGGCGAAGGCACGTACGCGAGATCGCCTTCCATCCCTTTGGTCATACGTTTGTTGTAATAATAATCGGCGCACTTGGTCTGCAGCAGCCACACGTAATACAGAACCGCCACGTGCGAGTAATGCTCGCAAACGGATATTTTGAAGTCGCGGTTGTTTTGGCGCATATTTTGAGGGCTTGTGACAGAATTGGGAAGTACCTCGCGGTTGGGCAGGGTGTAAACTTCGGGCACGCCCCGGACGATGAAATCCATAGCCCTGAACACTGAAGGAGACACGTTCTTTTTGGAGAGGGCGTAGTCGACATTCACGTAGCCCATTCTAACTAGGAGTGAGAGACCGGCAGTCCAAGCTACGTCCGACCATTCCGGAGTCTCTTTTCGCATAAAGACCGGGCTGTTTTCTCTGCCCACAGCGTTGAGGCTCATATACTTTTGCACAGCCCGTTCGACGAAGCGGCGCAACACGGCCCATCTTCCCCTGTCCGCGTGGAATTCTGACCCGAGGAGCATGAAAGTGCAGCGCAGCTTTTCGACAAAAATGGGTACGTGGTGGTGCGATGTAGGCCGTTCGTTTTGCACGAGATCGGGTACCTGGATAACTTGGGTGCGAAAGAAAGAGGCGTAGCTTTCCAGTGCTGTGGATTCGAAAGGGTAAGCCACCATCTTCACAATTTCGGCGAGTCTATGGAACAGGAAGCACATGTTTGGTAAAGGCAGACCGAGTGGTGCGCCCCTTTTGTGCAATGCAGGCAACAGTCCGGGAATGTTGGCGTTGAGCAAGATTGCTGTGATGGTGAGGTGGGGGGAAAGAGAACCCTTCGAGATATGGATTGCACGCGCGTCTTTATCGGAATAGTACCACCTCTTGGGCATCGGAAGCGCGGGTGCTATTTCGTTAGTGGAGGCATTGTTGGCCATATACCTCGAATACCAAGCATTCGCCCACATATGGTAACTCTGCTGAGCGAGGTCGAGTCGATGCGTCCAAAACTGAACGGAGGGTCGACCTTCCGCGTCCCAGTATCCGTCAGCGACCAACATCTCTTGAACGGCTGCCAGCTTCTCAGACCAGCCCAGCGCCCCATGGTGCGAATCCAAAATGGCATTGATTCTGGCGTGCCGGTTCTCGTACACATCCCTGCGGGTGTCATGCGACTGAATCCACGTGCCAGCGTACTCCACTTCCGTGTTCCAAGGGTTATCGCACCGAACGCAATGAGTCACCTCGTCAAACATCGCGACCTTGCACATGTCCGCCACGGTATCGAAATACTTTTCGACAACCCGGTAACTGCCCAAATCCACGACGGTCTTGCCGTATTCCAGTATCTTGGGCAATGCAAAAACGGGGTCCAGATTGGGAAGCAGTGTTAGCAACTGTTCGTAGTCGTAGAATGGCGTCAAAGCGGCAGGAGGGGGTGCGGTTTCTCGTCCCAGTATTACACGGGAGTCGTTGTAGCAGAGTGCGTACTTTCGCAACGTGCCGCGTGGGTCTCGCACATTGCACGGAATCGTGATGGGTGTGAACGTGTGTTGCGTCAACAGCCAACTTTTCAAAGACGCCGACATATCCTGGTTGAGCAAAATGTACCTCATGGAATCCGCATTTTGCGCTTCCACCCAAGAGCGAACCTTTTTGAACAAACGTTTGACTCTATCTTTCAGGCTGAGATAGTAGTACTTTACGGCTTCGTCTGGGAAATTGCGAGGAATTTGGATGCCGGCCGATGTGTATCGATCTTTAAGCGCGTGGAACCGGGAAAGATCGAAATTGCTTTTGGAGGGCGGTGACAAATAGTCTCGAACAACAGCATAAACGTCATCTTGTGATTCCGCCCCAACATTCTCCTCATGGACTGGATCCATTGTATCGCCAACAACGAGAGAGTCACGCAACTCCTTTTTTCGCTTGCACGTTTTCTGCGAGTCGGAATTCTCTTCTTTGAGAGCGCTATCAAGAGCCCTGACATAACTCGAACGGATGAAATCGACATCGACGTTCGCCGGAAGGAAGCTCGTTAGAGGGTGTCCTTCTATTGGTATCTTGAGAGCGATCTTGTGTAGGGCCACGTGCACGTTGTCGTTGAACAATTGCTGGACCGTCACGCCGCCGCAAACTATGCGATACCATGACCTGCAAACCCGCTTGACGACACAAGAGTAGTCTCTCAGGGACCACTCGTCTTCGTTTTCCATGTCAGTAGTATGCACAGAGTACTCGGCATATCTGCGCTTGTGCAACTTTGCCAGTTTTGGGTACAACCTGGGGTCGCTGGATGTGCAGGTATGGGATACCTTTCTGTTGGCGTAGTCACCAAATGGATCCCATTGCTGGTAGGAGAAACGGAAATGATCACATTAGAAGTAGAAACAACTATGTGACACGAACTTGAATAGCGGCCGTGATGAACATGCGGTGGCGACACAAAGGGAACAACACGCGCTCCAAAATCTCTTCGGGGAAGATGAGCCCGTTCGTTGTGGGATCCACTTCAACACGGGATCGGACATTGCGAACAGCTGTTATTTCATCTCTACGACGCTTTGGTTGGCTATGTGCGAACTGTTCTTGCATGACACAAAAAATGCTACGTGTGCGTGGAGGAATGGAAAGTAAACGATTGGTGGTTAGTTATTATAAAGGAAACGAGGAAGTACGAAGTAAATTCACAGTTACCAGCTTTTTTTTGTTGGTGGTGCTGGTGGGTGATGAAGACAACAAAAAGTAATTTCAATCCGAAGACGACGCCCGTTTTTAGGGTATAAGGAATTCCATATTATTGTCGACGTCGACAATTTGGCGTTTATGGTTGGACATGGAATTCCATTAAGTTGCTTTTTAGGTTCGAATTCAAATATTATCCTAATTAGCTTTCAAACTTTGTCTTAATCTGGTCAAAAATCAATCTGTCGACACAATTCTGCCGACACAAATGCGGACTCACTTCCACCCAAGTTGACGTTTCTTTTGTTATTGT